TACTACGTATGGGGCAGGGGATCGCCCTTGACAAGTGCCAGCATGATGTAAAGACAACGTACATAAAAGGGGAGCTTGCTCGGCAACAAGGTAACGCCATTGAGTCTATGGATGTAGACCCCATTATGCGGCCATTTGCCCAAGGTGGATTTAATGATGCAGATGCACGTATCAAGACCGCAGAGTTTGATCAAGAGTACAACCGCTGGCTAGAGACTGAGGGTAAGACACTAAGCCCTGACGATCCTAAAGTCAAAGAGTACCTGACACGCGGGAACGCACAGGTGTTAGACCTTTCAAGTAACGGTGGCCTAACCCGCAATGGGGAGATTGGTCTATTAGCTGGCGCTTCTCAAGCTAGCGCTGCGCGAGTAAGTAAGCACTACACAGCACATCGAAAGCATATCATAGAAGAGGCTGTGCGTAAGATTACCCCTGAAGGTAACAGTATCATATCCGAGCTTGGTAATGCCATGCTAGCTAATGATGGTATGACTTATGATGCGACTAAAGGTCGTGCAGTGGTTTACTATCAGAGTATCGTGGCAAACACGGATGTACCTAAAGAACTCCGGCAGGAGATCGGGGAGAAGTTCGTCAATGCCTTAATTGCAGCGGATCAACGTGAGCCTGTAGAGGCTATGCTAGATGCAGGTCTCCTAGACAATTTAGCATTTGATAAGCGTGAGAAGGTTATTGATAACCTGCGCGCCAGTAAAGACAGGACAAAGGCTAAGGACTTCGCGGCCGAAACTGCGCACTTCGCTGCTATGGAAGATGCTGGTATCAAAGGGGATATTAGCTTAGATGAGTTCGCGGATCACGTTGAAGATGGGATGAGCCGTAACCCTCCTGTATATAGCGTATCTCGGGGTATTGCTTTACTACGTGAAGCCGAGCGTAATGGGGCAGATAAAAGCTCGCACGAAGCTTTACTAAACGCTGTGAATAGGGGCATCGAAGACGGGCCCGAAGGTGTATGGCAGCATGGTGGTCCAAAAGAGGCTCTAACTAAAGTAGATACCTTACTGCGTAAAACCGGTGTAGGTACTACTGAGAGATTGGTTGTACTTACTAAAGCTGGTCTACGTTTTGGTACATTCCCATCCCAGTACGGTGAATCCGTTGGGCAGGCCTTACGAGCAGTCGGTGCAACCTCTCCTGATGCTGAAACCAACCCTGTATACACAGACACCCTCAACACTGTGACTAGTATAGTCAGTACCGCTATGCAGACTGACCCCGCTAAAGGTAGTGTACTGTTAGGCGCTTTACCTGATGATACACAAGGAGCTATGTCCTACATCCTGGGGCAGGCTAAGTTCGGTGTAGAGCCTACTACGGCCTTACGTACTTTCCTTGCCAAAGAAGCAGAGGTGAAGGCACAGACCCCCGCCCAGCTAGCAAGAACTAAACAAACCTGGTGGGATGAACATCGCAGCACTATACAGGATGAGGGCGCCTTTGATACCACGTGGGGTGGGCGGTTCAATAAGGATTCTACCTTCACAGATATCCCTGTAAAAGACAACGTATGGGCTGAGTTAAACCGCATGGATTCAAACCCGGCGTACTGGGGTGCATCTGAAGAGGATAAAGTGCGGATTGCGGTAGGTAAAGTTTACAACCGCACTATCCCAGTACCTGTAGCCGCTGACTCTAAGGACGTCCGCCCAGTCATTCTAGATGCGGATACATCTATAGGTAAACTGTTTGGCGCTAACGCGGATGCAAGTGCTATAGGTAAGGCATTAATTGAACTGGCCCCGCCTAGCTTAGAGGGTGCTACTAGTATTGTACGTTGGGATAAGGTTAATAAATCCTTTGTACAAGACGAGCAATTACCGGATGGGCATTACATTACTACAGCGGCTATACCTGTAGAAACAGTACGGGCTAAAGTGCTAGAGAAGCAGCAGGCTTTACTTGATGCTAACCTATCCCAGACCATTGGTACACCAGTACAAACATCTGCCGGTAGTATCAACATTGACGGGAGGAATAGTCAAGGTGAGGCTAAGGTTGTTGTACAAAACGCACGGTTGTTTATCAATGAAGTAGCACCTGATAAGGTAGCAACTTTCGCAGGGCAAGCTAACGCACAGAGAGCCTTCCGTGAGGATACTGATGTAGCGGTAGCTGCAACCAAACGCTTTGTATCTCCGCACTATACACACCCACAAGCCAAGGCTGCTGTTGTAGCAGCGGTTTACGTAGAAGGTGCTGATAAGATACAGGCAGTTGTAGAAGCTGCTGATGCTGCTATAGCAGCCGGTGACAAAGAAGCGTTTAACGAAGCATTGAGTTTAGTGACTAACCCTGTATTACAGCAGAAGCTACGCCAAGCGTTACCTATTGCAAACCCCGACAACTTTAAAGCTACATTTGGTAGTACAGAGTATTGGCAATCTAACTAAGAGGTTTATATGGCCACCATTGATACAGTATTTACACCTGAAGAGTTACTCTCTAAGGTAGATAATGCCCAGACGGGTGCAGAGTTGACAGCAGCACCCACAGCGTTCACTGGTGGTACTGTACAAACTGATGTACTGAATGCGCAAGCCGAGCAGCAAGCTTTACTAGCCCCAACTCCCGAGTTCAGTGCTCGGGAGAAGTGGGATGCTTTTCGTCGTAACACCAACACGCACTTCATTAGTAACGTGTTACTGAACAATCAAGTATCTAGTGAGTTTTCTGAAGTTGATCCTACGCTGAACCGTGGGGAGTTAGCACGCTCATTACTGGAAGAGTACGCTCTACCTTTATCAGACGAGAACCTATCAGCGCTAGGCGAAGCTGGTACTACCCAGGATATGACAGAGGTAGCTAAGCGTTTGAAGCAGCATAGCTTTGATATGCAAGTGCTCCAGGAGCATGGTGTCATAGCATTTGCCACGGGTGCAGTAGACCCTGCTACCTTAATTACAGATGGCTTTACATTTGGATTTACTCGTGCATTGCGTATGGGCCGTATGGCCTCTGCTGTTGCAGGTGCTTCCGCTAACGTGGGTGTATTAGGTGTAGCAGATGCTGCTGGTAAAGAGGTTGATGTTTGGGAATACGCCGCTACGGCTGCCTTATCTGGCGCAGCGTTCGGCTTGTTTGGTGGTGAGGTTGGTAGGCAGATTGCTACCGGTCAACGTAATTGGTTTGGTGGTAAGAGCACAGACCGGGCTGGGGCTATTGCCCGTTTTACATCTGAGGCTGATGCTGTAGCACCTACCCCCGCTGCTAGGGCGCATATGAAGAAGATGGTAGATGACCCGCTACGTCGCGAAGATTACTTCCAGTCTGATAATGCAGCCAGTATCCATCGCAGATTGAATAACATTAGTGAAGGGGATAAGCTTGCGTTCGATAAAATACTGGATGACGAGTTAGCTGCGTCTTACGGGCACGGTTTCCTCTCCCGTACTACAGACTTAAATGGTAGTTACACACGCGACCGGGATGCTCTACAGGTTGAGGTGTACGCAGAAATTGCTAGACGGGATGCGGAGTTCAACAATTTTGGATATGCTACAGATAACCCCAACCTATCACCTAATATACGTAAGCTGGTGGCTCAACAAGAAGCTACGATGAACCGTAGTGGTAAGACCTCGCAGGAGGCTAACCTACCAGGCTTCGAGGACTTTACACCACGTCCGGGTTATGTGCACCGTGTTGCTATGCCAGATAAGATTAGAGCATTTCAAACCGATGCCCGTTTCGGCAAGAAGGCTGTGACCGGTGTAGTACGGCAGGCCATTATGGGAGGCATAAAGGGGATTGACGAGGCCGATGCTGGCGCCATTGCACGTGCATGGATTGATCGCGCTATTGCTAAAGAAGCTGGTATGAACACCGACTTTATGGGTATGTTAGGTAGGATTGATACTGACTCCCTAATAGACTTGATATCAAAGAGTTCTATGAAAGAGGCAGATAAGGTCGCCATTACATCCCGCCTAGAGTCTAAATTAGGTGAGAAAGGGGTAGTTAAGTACGCACGTAAGCGCATCCCTATGGACCTTACAGCACAATATCGCGCAGCAGACGGCTCCGTACTCCGTATGATTGACTTGTTAGATACTAACCTGAGTCGTATTAATGGTAACTACTTATCTGCTATGAATGGTCGTGCTGCATTAGCTAAGGCTGGGATTGGTAGGGATGATGCTGAAATTGGTAGCTTCCGAAATGAATTTACCAAAACTATAGCGGATTTACCAAAGGCGCAGTATGATGAGGCTATCCAGCAGTTTGACGCCATGCTAGGGGACTTTACTGGCGCTATACCGGACCGTAATATACTCGGCCCAAATGCGGCGCGTGCTGCTGCATTAGCTAACACCACCATGTTAGCGGCTCAGGGTGTTTGGCAAGCTGCGGAGTACGCTACTGTAGCAGCCCGCTTCGGTGTGTTTGAGACAGCCAAGCATATGTTTAAAGCCTTGCCTGGGTTTAGGCAAACCTTACAGGGTATGACCCCTGATATGGCTGATGAGCTTAAGTACTTAATGAATGTAGACCTCACCAGGGATATACGCTTTAAGCCATTTAATGCTCAGCATGATACCTTTGTAGCAGCTAATAATTCAGCAATAGATCGTGTGCTACATATGGGTAAGCAGGCTATGCCGTTCATTACCGCTATGAAGTACGTGCATAGTCATCAAGTACGGGTTGTTAGCAACTTAGCTATAAGCACCGTCGCAAAGGCTATGCGAGGGGATACTGAAGCATTAACTGTACTAAAGTCTTATAGTAAGGACTTGGACTGGGATGGGATCATTGCCCGGAACGGCGGGAAAGTCACATATGTGGATAATACAGGGCCAGTGCGTAGTATGAACTGGGATACCTGGAAACGTGCCGATGCTGACGCTGTAGTGGATACTGTACTGCGGTATGTTGATGATACTATCCTGTTTGGTAGAACGGGTCAAGGTGCCGCGTTTTCACGTACCGCAGTAGGTCAGGTACTAGGCCAATTCAGAAGCTTCGTATCCCTTGCTAATAACAAGCTACTTCGCGGCACCTTGCACAACCAAGGCCCAATGGCATACGCTGTACTCTTAGCATACCAGTACCCAGCTACATTGTTGATGGTGACCGCTAACGAGGCCCGTAAAGGTGCTCTAGGTGATCTCAGTGATGAGGACTACCAGAAGGAGCTAGCCAAGAAGGCTATTGGTTACACAGCAGGCTTAGGCTTTATGGGTGACTTGGCGGGTATACTAGGTGTTACGGGTAGGGGTGGGTTAAGTGCGCCCTTATTAGCTGCTGCTAGTGCCCCTGCACACATCGTTGGCGGTATAGCTAAGCAGTTCAATGATGACTTAAAAGATGACGACGAGACCTTACCCGATGTTGTAAAAGGAGGTGTCGCCTTAATACCCGTGCTAGGGGCTATCCCTGGTACAACCTATGCAATTAACGCAATGAAAGAGGATTGATCATGGCTATAGTGCCAGCAACTGATAATGTATACACAGGTAATGGTACTACTACCCAATTTGCAATCGGCTTTGATTACCTGAAGTCTTCTGATGTATCTGTAACAGTGAACGTTGTACCTACGGCGTTCACTTTTGCTACACCCGGTGTCGTGAGTATTAGCCCAGCCCCTGCGGCTGGAGCTATAGTACGAGTCTTTCGTAACACTGATGCCACTAAAGTATCCTATATATTTTCAGAGGGTGTACCGTTCCTAACACGGCTTGCGGATTATAATTGGAAGGCTTTACTGTATGCGTTTCAAGAGTCTTGGGCGGAATTTAAAAATAATGCCAACAACTTCCTAAAGACTTTGCGCGCAGATGATAATTTAAACGAGTTACCAGACGCCGCTACGCGAGCTAATGGTGCCTTATTATTTGACGATCAAGGGCAACCTGCGATACGTCCGTATAGTGAGTTGACTGGGTCTGAGGTTTCAGGGCCTGTATCATCTTTGACCGATGAGATTGCGTTATATAACGGAACCACTGGTAAGCTATTAAAGCGCGGCCCTACGCTGAGTGATTTTATTATTACGCTATATAACCTTTTCCCTCGTAGGGTAAATACTTATGCGGATTTACTAAATACCCCTACAGTGGGAGCGGGCCAGGTAGTACAGACGAAAGGGCATACTGTAGCAGGGATAGGTACATTAAGCTACATTAGTAAATCGGGTTCTATTACTAATAATGGGGGCACACGCTGCAATACAGCAACTCCTGGGTTTTATTGGGATGCGATATTAGACGGGTATTATACCCCCGAAATGTTCGGGGCTATAGGTGATGAAGTTAATGATGATTCTGCTACATGGAAAAATCTAATAGCTGCCGCCCCTTCTGGCTCAACAATAAATTTAGGTAAATATCTAATCAGTGAAACTTTAGTATTTTATAAGCCTGTCAAATTAGTTGGTAGGACAAGAGAAAATGTTGGATTTAGTTTAGCGTCTTCAGGGGCCTATTTAGCGTCACCATTCAATGCGGCAATTCTTTTTATTCATAGCTCAACATCTGTTCCGGGGTATTCTGGTGACGCTAGGCGATCCTCATTGAAAGGATTTTACATTAAGCCAAAAACAACGGCGCCTACTGGTGTTCGCGGGTTAATGACAACATGCCCTATCTATGCTGATGAGATTTATGTTACCGGTTTAAGCGGAAATCCTTTTGCTATTATTGCCGGATCAGATACTGGGGTTAATGGAAACGCAAATGGGTGTGAACTTAAAAACTGCTCAGCGGTATCTAATACCATATCAGGGTTCTACATTTTTGGCAATGACGCCAATGCCTGTAAATTTGATGGATGTCGTACCTTTCAAAATACAGGCTGGGGCTTTTACGATGACTCTTTGCTAGGGAATACTTACATATCTTGTGAGGCTGACATAAATAGTGTTGGTGGTTATTTTGGAAATTCATCAAAACCTCAATGGTCTGCTTATATAAATTGCTATGTCGAAGGAAATCAGCCGGTATTATTTAATGTTGGAAATAGGAGCGTAATATATAACTCGCTTGGAGGAAATCAGGTAACTGATGCGGCGGGAACAGGGACAACTTTACAGGCGACCCCGTCTAACGGGCTTTATTCAAATAGGCCTATTTGTTTTGCTGCAAACACGGATATTGCTAATACCAACGGAGGCGCCGGGAATCCGGGACAATCAGCGAGATTCAGTAAAGAAGGTTTTCGTATTCGTGGGGCAGCATCTGTTCCTGAGTTCGTTTCACAGCATTCCAGTAATGGCCTTTCGTTGTATATGGGAGTTATTGAAAGCGCCAGAATTATTTATTCTGATGTTGCAAGCACAAACCTAAAGCAAGGATCATGGTATCTTCCTGCTGGAATAGTTTTGGGTGGTTCAGGCAATGGTGGATTCGCAAGCGGAACAGCAATGCCAACAACAGGAAGTTATGCTGCTGGGTATACTCATTTTATTGAGCTTGGAGCTACAGCAGGAAGTGCCGGATCAGTGCGCAGGCTTTTTGGATACAAAAGATTAACAACCGGCTCTAATCATGTATTAAATATTGATTGGGAGCCTATGTACTACTTGACTGGATCATAGTATGGACAAAGGCGCAGTTACTAGAGCAACTGTTTGAAATATTTACTGAGCAGTTGTTAGGGGAAGTAAAAGTGGCTAAGGAGGAAGGTATGCCAATACCTGCTGCAACTGTGTCCGCGTCTTTTTTCACCGCGTCAGGTGCTATTGATTTACTCTTAGCGGTAGGTGATACATTAGCGTTTGTGAGTCAAATCACTGGCACTAGCCCCGGGCTGCGCGTCGCTACATCGTACATGAGTATATCCTTAATGTAATCTAGGAGTTTAAATGCCAAATGGTGATGTATCAAAAATCAATCAAGGGTAATATATGCCAAACAAAGATGTAGGTGATCAGCTTGATGAATTGTTTGGTTTATTTACCCAACAGTTACTCAACGAAGTTAAGGTCGCTGTAGCGGAAGGTTTACCAATAGCAGCGGCTGATAAAGCCGCTATTATCAGATTCCTTCAGATTAACAACATGGCGTACACCCCCGGGGATACGGACGCTTTAACTGCCCTTCGTGAGCAGTTAGTGGATAAGGGTCGTACAGGTTCTGCTTTAGCTGCGGTTAAAGCATCCGAGGCGGATATACTAGATTTATACAAGGGTAGTATGCAATGACACCAGAGGAACGTATTCAGAAAGCTATTATAGTCAAGGAGCTATACCCACGGTTCGTAGACTTCTGCGAGTACGTAATGACGTTCCTTGGGTTCAAAATGACATGGATGCAACAGGATATTGCGAACTTCATGCAAGACTGCCCTGAGTTGGCCATGGTGTCAGCCCAGCGTGGTGAGGCAAAATCCACAATTGCCTGTATATTTGCAGTATGGACTTTAATACAAGACCCTAGTAAGCGCGTTATGCTTGTGTCTGGCGGTGAAGATAAGGCCGCTGAAAACGGTACCCTTATCTACCGCATTATTAAACGGATGCCTTTAGTTGACTACCTTACACCAGATGGTACTGCTGGGGATAAAACATCCCTGTTAGAGTTCGATGTACATTGGGTGCTGAAAGGTATTAACAAATCTGCATCTGTGGTATGTAAAGGTATTACCGCTGGTATTGCTGGTTACCGGGCTGACTTACTTATCCCTGATGACGTAGAGACCAATAAGAATGGTTTAACCGCTAAGCAGCGCGAGACGTTAGAACACCTTACTAAGGAGTTCTCTGCTATCTGTGCTGATAAAGGTAGCCGTATCCTCTACCTAGGTACACCCCAGACTAAGGAGTCAATCTATAACAACCTCCCGGCGCGTGGGTACACTGTTCGTATATGGCCTGGCCGCTTCCCTACCTTAGAGGAAATGGAACACTACGGTGAACATTTAGCCCCTGCTGTTGTAGAGCGTATGCAAGTCTTGGGTGATCGCTGTCAATCCGGTGGTGGTCTTACTGGGCAACGAGGTTGGGTTAGTGACCCAGAGCGCTACGATGAAGAGGCAGCACAAGGTAAAGAGCTTGAGGGTGGTCCTGAGTATTACCAGTTACAGTACATGCTGGATACATCCTTGATGGATGCAGCAAGGCAACAACTGCGGTTGCGTGACTTAATTGTAGCTGATCTCACCTCAGAGCACGTACCAGAGATAATTGGTTGGGCTGCTGAGCCCAGGCTACGCTTAGAGTTTGATGCATCCTTCCCAGTGTCTAAACCGGAACTGTACCGCCCTGGGTTTATGTCTGATAAGTTTGTCCCCTTAGGGCAGATTGTAATGACTATTGACCCCGCAGGTGCAGGCGGTGATGAACTGGCGTTCTCTATTGGTGGTAACATCGGGCCTTACATACACCTAATTGGTGTTGGCGGTTTACGTGGTGGCCTATCAGATGATAACTTAGAGAAGCTAGCGGATATTGTACTAGCCTTTGGCGTTAAGCGAGTAATCATTGAAGACAATATGGGTGCAGGTGTAGTAGGTAAACTTGTCCTTAACTACTTCTTAGGTGCAGGTACCACCGGTAAACAGCGTGTACCTGGTGTAAGTGTCGAAGATATTCACTCTACTGGGCAGAAAGAAGCGCGTATTATAGCAACACTGCGCCCTGTTATTCAACGTCACCGCTTGATAGTGCACCGAAAAGCTCTTGATATGGACCTTGAGTACCTAAAACAGTACCCAATGGATAAGCGTGTTACCCGTTCTTTGTTCCATCAGATGCACAACATCACCACCGACCGTGGTTGTCTCAATAAAGATGACCGGTTGGACTCTCTCGAAATGCTAGTACGTACCTTATCACCTAACTTAGTGTTAGATGAAGAGAAATGTCAGCGCGCTAGGGAGAAAGCAGACGCTCTAGCCTTCATTAAAGACCCTATGGGTACCGGCAGAGTACCAATTATTGATAAACGTTCCCCTAAAGCGCTGAGGCGCAGAGGCCTAAGCAGATGATTCAGCATGATGTAGCAGTGGAAACTGCAAAAGCCGCACCTATGGTCGGCTATGGTACCCTTTATATAGCTGGTGTAAGTATCGCAGACGTAGTTTCTATTGTTATGTTGATTTATGGTATCTGTTTAGTGATCATCACCGCGCCTAAGGCGTACAATCAAATCAAGTTGTGGGTGAAATCATGTCGATCAAAGCAAGACTAACCGCTGCTGGGCTGTCTGGGGCATTAGCCCTGGGCGGTTCTGTAGCGTATAAGTATGAAGGTGAGGTGCCTAAGGTCTATGTAGACCCAGTAGGTATCTTAACAGCTTGTGTAGGGCATACTAGTCCTAGGTTAGCCTTGGGTCAGCACTTCTCTAAGGAGCAATGCACACAGTTCTTTGTAAAGGACTTGCGCACCGCTCAGAAGGCCGTTCACCGCTGTGTAGGTACTACCCTACCCTTAGAGACTGAAGCAGCCTTAATCAGCTTTACATTCAATGTAGGCGCTGGTAATCTATGCTCTAGTACCCTAGCTAAGCTCGCTAAGCAGGGTGACCTTGAAGCAGCCTGTAAGCAACTACCTAGATGGCGGTACGCTAAGGGTAAAGTGCTCCCCGGCTTGATTACCCGCAGACACGAAGAGACTGCACTATGCCTAAGAGGTGTTTATGCAAACTAGACTAATTATAGCTTTAGTATTTCTTGTACTACTCTTAGTTAGCGCTGGAAGCCTTTACCTGCTGTTTCAGGCACGTTCAGACCTCCAGGAAGCCAAGGGTACTATAGTAGAGCTAAAAGCGACTGCTGAAGCGTACAGAGCCTCTCAGGAGTATGTACAAGAAGTTGCGCAGGCAGCTAACATCCAAAGGCAGGAGGTAACTAATGCTCTCGAAGCTAACCAAGATTGGGCCGGTACTGCTGTGCCTGATGCTGTTGTTGCCGGGTTGTGCAAGAACAGTAATTGTAAAACCGGTAAAGTGCAATCATCCAGTAATTAACCCCAGCACTAATGCTGGTTTAGTAAATGCAGTAACTGAATACAGTGCTGCTGTAGATTTATGTAACGCCCAAAACGGGCATAATCCAAAGGTGAAGTAACATGGCTATTCAAAACGCAACTCTTGCTCAAATCAACGCTACCCGTGAAGCTGTAGAGAAAACTCAGCACGTCCTTCAACAAATCGTTCAAGGTTCTCGTCCTCAAGCTAAACTGACCACTAACGAGCGTACTGCTATCAACGCACAGTTGACTGCACTGAAGACCGCTCTTGATATCGTGGTAGCTGCATAATGTCTAACGCCACCTTGTATAAGCGTAAGCCTATTACTCGGAGGGTGACTAGTACCAACGGGGGTATAAGTGCACATGTGAACTTTCCCCGCCGTTGTTTAGTGCACAGTATAACTATGATAGTATTTGGCGCAGGTACTAACAGGACTGCACACTTCTTTGACTCTACTAGTGTACCTGGGCCTGCACTTGAATTCGCTTGTGTATTAAATATACCCTGCCCACCTAATAACATCGTGCACTTACCCTTCCCCGAGGGGTTAGTGTTTGAGTACGGCTTAGGTGTGACTATTACTGATGGCTTATCACCTAGTAGTTCAACCGGTGTAGCCTTAGGTGAAGTCTTCCTGACTTTCGTCATTTCTGAGATATAACAATGTCTAACGCTAATCTTTACAAACGTATTGTGAAGGTTGCCCGTATTACAAGTGCTGCTAGTACAAACGCCCAGGTAATTACTACTGGGCGTTGTGTTGTACTCAGTGTAAGTATGACCGTTGCAACCGCAGGTACCTTGCGTACTACGCATTTATTCAACATGGGTACTGTACCTAACCCCGCTACCGACAGTGCATTATCTTTACTAGATGTGTTCTGTGCACCTAACAACAGTGTGCATTGGACCTTCTCAGACGGTCTAGTATTTAGTAACGGCTTAGCCTTAACTATTACAAACGGTGTAGCGCCTGCTAGTACCACCGCTACGAACGCTGCTGAAATCTTCCTAACCATTACCTACGCCGAGGTATAACATGCAACTAGTAAAGCCTGTAGAAGTCTCCCAGGATGCCGCTGCGGTCATTAAGTGCTTACGAAGTGTCTTAGCCCTAGCTTGTGCTGGTGAGCTTAAAGGCATTGCTATAGCGTGTATAACGAAGGATGATGGCTTTATGTCTGCTTATGAAGCGCCTAGTACCCTGGAATTACTTGGTGCTAGTGCAGCTTTGCAGGCAGAGCTAGCCGATGCTGTGTTCTACCCGGATACTGAGTAGTGCTGGGGATGCGTTGGGATGGGAGTGTAAAGTAGCGCTGAAAAATGCTATACTTATGCGTGACCCCATCCGATCCTACTCCACCCAGCCTTCCCCCATGACACCTTAGATGTCTCGCTTGAAGAGGGTAGGGGGGGGGTCGCTTCTCCTTGCGTTACCTGCATTGCGCTACCTGAGCCAGAAGCTCCTGTATTGCGTTTTGAGCGATCCTAGCCCTCTGCTGCTACCTTAGCCTATCCTTGAGCCTTAAAGCTCCTGTAATGCAGTATGGTGAGCCTTAATAGCGTCTCCTGCTATCCATTGAGCAAGGTCGTTAGCACCGTAACCAATGAGACCAATGATAATGAGGAAGATGATTAGCTTACGCATGCTGATGATCCTGAGTTAGTTGATTGAACACCTGCTTAGCTTCTTGCTTGTTAGCGGAAGCAAACAGTTCAGAAGCTTTATAACATGCTGCTTTAGCAATTGCAAGCGGTAGTGAATCAGCATATACCAAGTGTATGCATTGAGTAGTGCTGCTTTGAATTACATAGTACATAGTGAGTAGTTCCTATAGCTCGCCGTGAGGCGGTTGAGTAGTAGTTGAGTACCTTAGGCAGTAGTTTATAGTAACTCGCCTTCGGCGCTGTGCTAGTGCTTCCTGTGTCTTCTAGCGGTAGTCAAGTACAGATTGTAAGGCTGGTGAGGAGGGCTGCGATGCTTACCTATTTTGGTAGCTTACCTCTTTTTCTATCACCTAGGATACTTACCTATTTTGCCCTATTCATATAGCTTACATATCCCGCTTACATCCTTTGGTATCTACTTATAAACACTTATTAGCTTACTTAGTAGATTACTTACTACCGGTATTAGTTACTAACCTTACTAACTATTACATAACCTATATACAATGCTACTGTAGTTAATACAAATAATACAGCTACTACTGTTAATACACTGATTAATACACACATAGATATATTCTCTATTAGTTAATTACTTATATATATAGTAGTACAGTACATAAGTTATACAAGTATTATTATTATCTAACTACTACTTAATCTATTACTTATAGAGCTATTAGCTTTCCTGCGCAGCAGAGTACAGAGTGGTATTGGTCGTTTCCAGCCCTCGCCCTGTCCTCATCCCTCTTCTCATTCTTCTAAGTGGTATTCTTCCACTTATGTGACTTTCTCTTTTATCCTTATAAATCAATAACTTACAAGGTACTAAATTAAGTATTAATAATATACTATGCTTATAGTATAAGTTATTGATTTATATAGAGTTATTGATTAGGTATAGAGTTAAGCTATTAGATACATCAATTACTATAGTTATTATTAGGTTTACAGTAAGCACCGATTGTTTATACTAAGCAACATACAAGGACACAAGGCAAGCAAGGGATTAGGTAAGCTGCTTGCACTCCCGCTAGATAATGCAGTCGATAAATAAATTAATTTACTTGTTGACAGATACATTCAGCGGGTTTAAGCTTAACTCAAGTAAACAAACCCTAGTGATGTTGACTAGGTGGTCTGATAACTAGACACGGACTAACCGCCCAAGCTGCAAGGTGCAAGCGGTATAGCGTGAACGGTGAGAGACTAGAGACAGTGGGGCAGCCTGCACTAGTAACAGGCAAGAGGCAGAGAGCGATTGCATCAAACTCGGGAATACGTTCCTTACGGAAGCGCAGTAGTAATACTGTTAGCTACAAGCCTTGGTGACCTTTAGCCACCGAAAACCGGCGATTAGTCTAGGGAGCCTGTTATCTCTAGACACATTTTAAAGTGCCTGCTAGCACGATTAAGCCAATAGATATAGCTGTCCTTTAGGTCGGTAGTTAGAGGCACTTTAAAATGTAACAATCAAATAGGTGACACTATGCGGTGGGGTGAAGATCGGCAGGCTAAGCAAGCACTTGAACAAGAGTACCTAAAGTCTATTAAAAACGGCGTTATATGGTTTGCTTGGTATCCTGTACGGTTACATGATGGTAGGTGGGTATGGTTAGAACGTATCACTAAACACTATGATGTGTACGAAGATCACCGTGGCCTGTTATATAAATCAAATTGGGTGATATACAAATGCCATACATAAGAAGCGGGTATTGGTGGGAACGGTTCGATGTGTTCAGGGCGCTAGGCTTTGGGTGGTTAGACGCGGTAACTTTATCAGACGGGGAACTATACCGCCCGCTTGGTTACGTACATTACGAGGTTAGTTTATGAGTAAAGCAACCCGCAAAGCAGGCGCCCAGCGCGCCGCTGAATTACGTAGTCAGTTCGAGCGCTTCAAGAAGGAGGCGCGTTACTTCGTGGTGAAGGCGGCACTCACCTCAGAAAATACACCAGAGGCTAGGAAGGCTGCTAAGAAGCTCTCCGATAGGTGGGAGCACAGAGGCGGTAATACAGGGCTGTACTGGCAACCTAACGGCGCTTTAACTGCTCGCTAATAAATTTAGTAAGTTATCTATAGGGTAACCTACCTTCACCTAATATATGCGGCTAGGCGCGTCCCTAGAGGCCTTAATTAAGGGTTAGTTATGTAACATTACTGGCACAAAGTGGTAGCTGTTGAGTGCTTAGCACCCTAACCATGAGTTAGCAGCATTTGCGGTGCATACTGGCACCATATCGGGCGAATAGCCTACAATCGGCCACCTAGTAGCGCCATGGCGCAAATCGTGGCGAGTTGAACACCTGATAAACCTTGACTTACTATATGTAATTAATCAGGGTTTATTGTGAGTTTAATTCACTAATTGACAACTGGAGATTTATCATGGCTATAGCATTAGTTAAAGGCGCAAAGGCAATTGCTCAACTGATTAACACCATCCGCGCCGATGGTAAGGTGCTGGACGACTCTATTCAACTGGCTGCATTATCCTGCGTCAGTCATGCAACCGAGCATGGTGATGTAACCTTGGCGTGTGAGCTGTTTAAGGCACTGCCTAAAGGTGCACGTTCAAAGGCATTGACTGAATGGTTTGTACAGTACAGTCAACTGACTGTAAACACCGGCCTGAAGGCTAAGGAGTTGCCGTTCATCTTAGATCGCACCAAGGCGCTGGATTTAGAAGCGGCTAATGCTAACCCATGGTACAACTGCAAACCTGAGAAGCATCCTTCAGAAGAGTTCGATTTAATTAAGGCAATGGAAGCGCTACTCACTCGCGCCGATTCCGCCGCTAAAAAAGGTTTGACCATCAAGGGCGCAGATAAGCTTTTGCAGTTGCGTGTACTGGCTGGTACTGTAGGCGCTGGTGCAGTTCCTACAGCGTTCAATGATAGCTCTATATTAACTGAGCAAGAGGCGGCTTAATCATGATTACTGTATCCTTAAAACAAATTCTAGCGTGCTCACCATGTAATGACGGGTGGGCGAAGGTATTGCATGGGCAGGGTAAAATCACAAAAGCAGAATTAGCAGACTGCATAGATGCTGATCATGTACCGTTGTCTTACTCTAAACGCGCTTGCGATACACAATTCCCAATAACCCAGATTTTAGAGTCTAATGATTTGGTGGATGCACTTTGGGCCTTACGGTGTGTCAATACACCTGCACACCAAACCTTATGCCGCAAATACGCTGTGTGGTGCGCTAGGCAAGTGCAGCACCTCATGTTGGATGCGCGTTCTGTAGCAGCGCTAGACGTGGCTTGGGCGTATGCAGACGGACAGGCCACACATGAGCAGCTAGTAGCTGCTAGGGATGCTGCTAGGGATGCTGCTAGGGCTGCTGGGGCTGCTGCTGGGGCTGCTGCTGGGGCTGCACAAGCAATTAAATTCAAACAAGTGTTTGACCTAGGTTATTGGGTAGATTAATCATGCCACGTCATAGCAAAACTGCTACCTACCGGCGCGATTACTGTGTGTATGACCATTACAAGTACGGTGAATTCGCAGCATCACGGCTAGCAAAGATTGTAAAGCCGCATCGCGGCTATGCTAAATTTAATGGTTCATGGGTGTACACAAGTTCCTCTTTACATGCCCGCATTAACCGGCGGGTAGGGCTTGCTATGCGTTACCTTATCTATACTTATACAGTGGGGGATTAATGTATGAATCATACTCAATATGAGTATGCTGTAATAAAGCTCGCAAAACGTATTTTATTACAGCGGTTAGCTGCGCCTGGCGCGGCGCTCACTAGCCCTGAATTAGTGGTTGATTATTTACGTTTGCACCTACTCCCGAAAACGCGGGAAGTTTTTGCTGTCTTGTTTTTGGACAACCAGAACCGCCTGATTACCTATGAGGAAATGTTCTTAGGTACTATTGACGGGGCTACGGTGTACCCTCGGGAGGTCGTGAAGGCTGCTTTACAACACAACGCGGCGGCTGTAATCCTTGGGCATAATCACCCAAGCGGGCATGCTGAAGAATCTACCGCTGATAAGGTAATAACTGAGCGCCTAGTTCATGCTTTATCGTTGGTAGATGTGAAGGTGCTAGATCATGTAATTGTGTGCGGTGAAGAGTACGTCTCCTTTGCGCAACGGGGTTTGTTATGATGCTTAATGCACGGGTTTTAACTGTAGCCCCTGTCACTGTGCAAGGGCCATTTAGTATTGAGAAAAACTGGGATGTACTCCTTGATGGTAAGCCTATCAAGGGTGCACGGCATTGCACAAAAGAAGCGGCGGATGCTGAGCTACTGGCGTTCTCTAAAATCTTACAACCAACAAGAGGTTATTATGGTTATGTCAACCCTTAAAAGTAGAGATATTCAGAAAATGGTGCGAACGCTTGGTGAGTTGCGGGCGCTGAATGAGAGGGTGACCTTGGGGGATCCTCTAATAGGTAAGATTGGTATATGCGGTTGGGTTAGTTCAACATTGTGTTTACGGGATCATTTTGAGAGTTGGCTGCACTACTCAGGTTCTCGCACTTTTCCTATAGCTGGGGATTACAGTGCAGCACATTTTGCGGGCGCTCTTTGGAGCGCAAATACTGAATACGGTAGGTTGCGGCGTGACTTGCTCACTCACTGCATAAAATCAATAAGCTTTCAGTTACATAGCTGGTATACCCTTTTAAGGTGCTTAGAGGATGTGGCATTGCATGGGCCTGCAAGTCCAAATCGGGGTATATGCGGCCAGCCTTCACTAATTGACGCGGCGTTACCTGTATATGCTAGATTTCAGTTAGGTAAGGTATTTGCTGGCTGGCCCCTTTACAGCGGCAGCGTCGCGTACCCTGTCCCAAGTGTAGTTGAGGGTTTAGATGCCCAAGACTGCTACCACACCCTACCAAAATGGGAAGGTGTATATGGTGATTTACGCCGTGATTTATTAGCCTATACTATTGACACTTTACGCACAGGGTTGCGAGGTTACACGAATATAATTGAAGTGGGGGCTACATGACTATGGACCTAATGCTCACCAGCCTACTCGCGGCGGTGCTTCTCGGGCGAAACTCACCACTTGCACCACACAACGCGGCGGCAATCCGAGAGTTACTGGGCGAGAGGCATGACGAAGACCTAGTGTTTTTCATACAAAACGGGACGTGGCCATCATGAAATTGAAGCAAAAGCTACAGGATTATGGTACTAACCGCCGTATAGCAGGGCCAATGCCTGCTTTCGTGGAGCTTAACGAGCAGTCGCTAGCAAAGTCTACTTATGAGCCTATGCAGGTGTGTTGCTTGGAACTGAAGCTTTATTGCGAGTACACCCAGCATGTATATGATGAGACAGGCCTCGCCAGACGACGGGCTGAAGCGCATATTATGCATATGCTGTACGGGGATGTTATAAAAGCAGCGTATAACATTGAGTCTCGACTCATGGAGTTAGGGGTGTGGGATCAAAAGGTACGGGAGATGTTAGCTGATCTTCAGCGGGTGGAGGTATGACCGGTCGTATAGCGCCGCATGCCTCTAATGAGGTGCGTTTAGTCTTGGCTGGTACCAAACCATTAGCCACGATAGAAAAGCGTAAGCAGCCCATCCTATACAGTTTGGCGGTGTCTTGCGCTAAGGCTGGTATGCTAGCGCACCATATTCACAAATCGTATGACTCACCAGAAGGTGAAGTGATCATCACATCTAAGAAGAACCGTCACCTAATTGACGAGTACCTAGACCTATTAGGGTATGGTGTGCGTAACTATGGTATTAAGGAATACCACCGCCGTATGGGTAGATTGTTTGGTTATACGGAGGCAGATATCGAAGCGTTCATAGCTGCTGAAATTCATTGTAATTGTACTAAGTGCAGAGGGTTGTGATATGCAAGTTGAAAAACTATTAGAAAGACAAGAGACGTTGTTAAAGTTGACTAGTGACGCCTCTGCTGTACTGGGGGATGTGTTCCCTATTATTGAATTATACGGGCCACGTAATGGAGGCGCCTGCCGTGTAAGTATCAAGTTACGGTGCGATGAACATCCAGAGACTTTTGCAAAGATCGAGGCTGTCTTTAAGGAAGTAGCCATGCAGTGGCAGGATGAGCTTACGAAAGTTAATGCTAAGGTATATGCAATTAACGAACTGTTAAAGGGTTAGCTATGCGCACTATAATCAGCCACGGCGAGGCTTGTCGCCTAATCGACTGGGTGTCGGATAGTGTAGGCTCATTTCAGGTTATGGGTAAGTACAATCCGAGTTATGCAGAACTTCAGGCTGACCGTGCTGCTGGTGCGCCTAAGTGCTTTGGCGGTGGTAGTCGGAATACCATGTTTGCAGCGCGGGGTATGGTGGAGGCACAGGTCATTTGGAATTACCGTATATGGCATGACAGTATGCACCTGAGGCACAACCTAGATTTCAGCTTAGAATCGGAGCTAAAGCTGAGCTTTTTACTAGAACAGGAAGCATATGGTGAACTCCACTGGTCTTACCATAGCGCTAGGCTTGTCGGTTTAGATTTACGGTTGCATATCATGCATTATCATTTGTGGAAGCAACACCCTGATGATCAGCGTGGTATGTTGGAACACGCTTTAACACACAGTGATCACTCAACACTCTCAAAGGTATGGTAATTATGTCAATCATTAATAGTACTCCTGGATTCTTCAAACGTATTGTAGCTTTACTTGGTAACTTCAGCTTGTCAGGCTTTCGAGATAGCACAGTGCATGCTGCACTCCCGCCAACAAATGAAGATAACTGGCTTACCCGCTTTGCCTTCCAGCACCGGCAGACTAAGTACGTACCATCACGTAAATCCGAGCGCACCGCCGCTGAGGTGCAAGACTTAAAGCTCAGGGCGCAGGCTAAACGCGAAGCGCGGGCTTACAAGCGGGCGTTTACACATGGTTGGGCCGCACGTTTGCAACCGATTGATAGCACTTATCATGCTATGGTGGGTAACTATGCCTCGCGCTAAATCAATAACCCTTGCGTCACTAATGGCTAAAGCTGACGTGCTGCATAACAAACTCACTAAGGTCACAGAGGAATACAACCGCATCATACTACAAGCACAGGTGCTTCAGCGGGTTATTGAAGACGTTGGGCAGGGTGCGTTTGTGTATGTTGGCGCTGATTACTGTGAGGTGTTGTTGAAGCGGTATGACAGTAACTTCAACCGGTATGAGTTTAAGGTGTTGCGCAAGTGCAATGAACCCGAACTCTCTTATATTGACGTAGTGCGCGACTTTGAAGTTACTGCATTACCTGAACTAACGGAGATTGACTAGTGAAGACACCTGAAGAAAGAATTGCGGAACTATGCACAGCGTTGGAGGATGAACGCCGATCTAAAGGCGACGTGCTGTTAGCCTTGGCTGCTAAACAGGATGAACTAGTGGAGTGTAATAATGCACTCCAGCGCCTTGGTGATGAGTACGACGTGTTAAAAGAGAGGAAGCGGCGCTCTGATAAATACGTTGTGGAACGTACTGCCCAAGTTAAGTGGGCGCGTGCAACTAATGATGTACTGCAACAAGACTTAGCTGACGAGCAGCTTCGTCGTCAGACTGCATATGCCATTAACTGGTTATTATGTGCCGCAGTCTTTACCCTTATCGCGTATATAACACTAGGAAATTAACATGAAAATGACAGCTTTAAGATTAGCTAACATCATCACTGAAGCAGGTGTGCCCTGCGCTATTGTAGGTGGTGCGGTACGGGACTGTTACTTCGGTGCTACACCTAAGGATTTCGATATTGTTGTATGGTCAGAGGCGGATAGCGGGAAGTTACAAAGTTTCCTTATAAATAGGTTTGATATGAATGTTGCTGACTCGCTTAATCAGTCATACCCATCTGAGGATACAGACTTCCTAAACCGGTGGTCAGATTGGGTTAAACTCGAAAATGATGATGGGTTACTCATTGATCTGTTGAAGCCAGAGCATGCGTTCATAGATACTACCTTAACAACTTTATCTCCACTTAATAAATACATAGATGCAGTTGAATCTGTCCTAGATCAGTTTGACGTAAGTATGAATCAGCAGGCTTTACTGGTTCACGGGAGGGCGGTCCATCCTATACTGACTAACATGAACGCGTGTGTTGAGCTTAAACAGTTACCCACTGTACGTGCACACCGCATGAAGAAGCGCGCAGATATCCTGGGCTTAATCTATGTGGACTTTCCAGTAAATAACGCACCTTACTTCATAGAAGAGGACCATTACTAATGATCCCCTTGGCGGAGTGGTTGCACCTTGCTAAACAGTGCGCAGTTGGGCAGAGTAAGCGCGTAAAGCACAAGCAGGAAGCTACCGCTGCTATGACAGTACGTAACCTACCGGATAGATACACCGCGTACTGCCACCGCTGCCATGAAGGCGCAGTGCATCTAAAGGAGCATGCTGCACTTACGCCAATAGAAACCCAAGATCAATTCATGCCTTGGCCTGATGATGCTGTACTGTTTGAGCACGTGAAGGATTGGGAACTCTTAAAAATATGGGAGTTCTTAATTAGTAAAGGCATTGACTACAACGCAATGCTGAAGCATGTACAGATTTATTACTCCAGTAAGCACGGTCGGTTGATCTTCGAGACCGATCAAGGTTGGATAGGGCGGGCATTGCGTGGACAGGCACCTAAGTGGTGTACTTATGGTAGTGCTTATGCAGTGTACGGCTTAGGGGCTGGTGAATTAATACAGCCCCGTGTGGTGCTTACTGAAGATTACCTTAGTAAGCTGAAGGGTAGTTGGGCGGTACCTAACGTCACTTGGATAGCGGCATTAGGTACTAAAGTGCACACTAAGCTAGTGGCTAAGTTGTTGCAGTCGAACGTACAGGAAGTGGGTATCATGTTTGACGGGGATAAAGCAGGTATTAAAGGGCACCAGCCCGCTATACAACGCCTTCAAGGTCTCGGCATTCATGCATTTGCTATTAACACACCGCCAGGCTGTGATCCTAAGGATTTACGGCGCGGGGCATTACTACAATTAATTCGGGAGGCACCTTGGACACTCGTAAAGTTAAACCTCTAATAGATGCGTACCTACAGACAGTACCAGATGACTATCGAGATGAGTGGTACTGTACACCTAGAGAACTGAGGGATATGTGCTTATCTGAATTCCTTAGGTGGGTAGAGTCAGCACAGTTAAACTTACCACTAGACGAGGTGACTAATGGAGCTACCAATTCTCCATGCACTGCGGGATAAGCAGAAATTCAGAACACTAAAGGGTGCTGTGCCTATGGAAGCTATAGGTCAAGAGGCGCAGTTTATCATCGGGTGGTACAGTCAATACTGGAATGCCTACCCCGATCACACCTTTATAGATGTTCCTGCACTGGAATCCCTAATTAAATTACGCTCAGGTTATAACCCTGAGACTATGCACACCGTTATGCACATGGTTAATAAACTCAAGGAACCAATTGATCAGGGGACGATCAAGGGGATCGTGGGGCAGTTGCACGAACTTGATCTAGCTGGGCGATCTGCGGCCCTGATATCCCGCTATCAGGCGGGGGAAGAGATTGAGCTTTCCTATGAGTTAGCAAAGCTCAGCCAAGACAGCATGAGGGCTATTAGTAATAGCTCGCCTGCATCCTGGATTGAGGACAGTATTGAATCGATTTTAGCGGAGGAAGCGGGAGATTATGGCCTCAAATTACCTACACGTATCCTCAGTGAGCATATCAAGGGCGTACTCGGTGGTACTTCAATCGCGCTTGGCGCACGCCCGGATAAAGGCAAGACTAGTCTCGTGGCATGTATCCTTACCACATTCGCGCGGCAGCTTGACACGTACTTCTTACCAGAGCGCCCTATTCTCTGGCTTAATAACGAGGGCCGAGGTCAGCGCATTATTCCCCGCATCTATCAGGCAGCCCTCGGGTTATCTATTGATGAAGTTAAGGCGTTATCCAACGCAGGTGAGCTTGTGCGTGCGTACACGAAGGCCGTTGGGCGCGCAGACCGCATACGTGTTAAGGATATCCATGGCGCAAGCCTTGCCCAGATTGAGCAGATAATAGAGGTCATGAAGCCTGCTGTGGTAGCATGGGATATGGTGGCGAACATCAAACTTCCAGGCGGTAGTGGTAATAAAGCGGAAGAAGCTGAACAGAAGTGGCAGGATATTCGCGAGATGTCAGTGCGTCATGACTTCGTATCGCTGGGTACAGTACAGGTGTCTGCTGATGGGGACGATCAATTGTACCCCCCTTACAGCGCACTTAAAGATAGTAAGACGGGTATTCAGGGCGCCACTGATATTATTCTGATGATGGGCGCGCGGAATGATCCCACCTTACAGCGTCTTCGCGGGCTTAGTACCGCTAAGAATAAGTTCCAAATGGCGGGTAAACCTAGTCATGTACAAGGCGAGGTGGACTTTGATGCAGAACGTTGTGTGTTCAATGAGGGTTAATTATGAGTACAGTTGATGAGTTATCGTTAAGCTTCTTAAAGGAAGCTACTTCTAAAGTAAGGTCGTTTATTGAGCAGGGTGGTTACAGACGTTTAGTAAGAAAGTACCACCAGCAGAAAGCCACTAGACTGACTATGTGCCGTATAGCAGGGCGTTCTTACCGTGTGCATAAGCGGTTGCATAAACTAAATACCAACCAAATCCTTAGCCATGTGAGTCAGGCGCCGTTTAACGATTGGGCACAGGGTGGGGTATATACGACTAGAGGATATACCTGGTTCTAGTCAGGCACCATTCAGCAATTCAGTACAAGGGGTTAATTACTATGGCTAAACGTGAACGTATTACAGATTTTAAAGTGCAGCGCCCTATCGACTATGACGAGAAGGCAATTCAGAAGTGCATTGATAAGCATGGGTATGTATTGGTGCAGATCAAGCATGATGGTATCCGAGGGATTATTACATCCCACAACGGCTCCACCATTGCAGTGACCCGTGAGAACATCGAAATTTTATCAGTTGGGGAGCGTCTGGTAAGCGCGCCTGTTATTGATTACCCACTGGATACTGAATTCACTATTCCAGGTATATCTTTTGAAGAAGCCAGTGGTTTACTTCGCCGACACACTACGCTACCCGCTGAATACCCATTACATATCTATGTGTTTGACGTACTTGGAGACGCCCGCGTTTGTGAAGCACGTATCAATGCATTAAAAGGTAGTCGGTTGTTCTCGCGGGTCACTGGTAATACACTTGTTTACTGGGTACAGGCTGTGAAAGCTACATCCTTAGCGGAGTTGAACACCCTGTTCGAGCAGGCTGTAGCTGATGGTTATGAAGGTATTGTTGTGAAAGACCCAAGCCAGCACTACACAGCTAATAAGGTGCAGGGTTGGTGGAAGATGAAGCCATCTGAAACTGTTGACGGTGTAGTCATTGGGTTTGTAATGGGTGAAGAAGGTAAAGCTAACGAAGGCAAGATCGTTGGCTTTGAGGTGCAGTTAGAGGATGGTAGTAAGTGCAAGGCTACAGGTATTAGTCGTGCGCTAATGGCTGAAGTTTCCGCCAACCCTGGGTTGTTCAAGGGGCGCTATGTAGAAGTTCAACGGATGCAGGCTACCGAAGATGGTAACTCAAGGCATCCACATTTTAAATGTTTTCGGGATATCCAAGGTGCAGAGGGGGTAAAGTCATGAGTCAATTCAAGGTTGGGGATAAGGTAATACATAAAAGTTACCCAGGTGTAGTATGGGAACTCCTTGCACGAGTATATCATTCAACATACCCTGGTTGGCACTGCATTGCGGTACAGAGTTATAATGGGGACTGCCCGGTAGGTACAGATGTGGATAACTTATGGAGCCATTTATTAACGCTTCACGAGCCAGAAGTCCCTACCACAGGTATAACAGCCTGTCGAGAAGCTAAAAAGAAAGGCTTCCGCATACAGGTGCGGCGGGAGTTTTGGGTGGATGTACATTGGATGCCCAAGTTCGACTGCCCCGACCACGAATACAGAGTACATCCTGATGATGTACCTAAGTACACCGCTTGGGTAAAAGGGGAACCTCTAACTACTGTCCAAAAGCCAAAAGCACACTTTCACGCTGAGCTTATTAAGGCATGGGCGGATGGTGCTAGGATACAAGCCTGTACATCCACGGGTAAATGGGTGTATGTACAGTACCCAAATTGGCGGTGTGATACGCAGTACCGTATTGAAATTAATGAGCAGCCTACGATACCTAAGCGCGTGTTCGACAAGGCCGACCTCCGACGTGAGGTTAAGTACGGGGCACGTTATGCTAAACTAAAGCAGCAGCAAGTAGAACTTAATCAGGCGATCATTGCGTTGCAGCAGCAGTATGAGTCTAAACGGGAGCGGGCAGCAGCCTTCGCTAAGGAGCATGTAGAGTGAGTATCCGTATAACTGATTTAGAGACGGAGAACCATGAGTACCTAGGCGCTAAGGCGTCCCCGCACTGCCCTGATAACTACATTGTCATGGCGGGATGGCGTGATGATGTATCGGGGCAACCCGCCGGGGATAACCAACTCCGACATTTCCTTAGCCGCGCTGAGGCAGAAGACCCAGCTAACCCTTGGTTCAACCTAGATGGCGTTGAGTACCTTGTAGCACACAACGCTATGTATGAAATGTCATGGTTCTTAACCCGGTACAACGCTGAGTTCGTTAAGTTCCTGAAGCGTGGCGGGCGGGTGCTTTGTACTCAACTCGCAGAGTATTTACTAAGTGATCAGAACTGGACCTACCCAGCACTGGATGAAGTAGCGCCTAAGCACGGTGGTACGCACAAGGTCGATGGTGTAAAGTTATTGTGGGAGCAGGGGTACAAGACCTCTGAGATAGACCCAGCACTATTAGCCGAGTACCTAGTCGGCCCTGAAGGGGATGTAAGCAATACAGCCCTAACCTTCTATAGTCAAATGCAGCAGCTTGTGGCGCGTGGTCAGTGGCGTATGTTCCTTGAGCGCTGTGAAGGTATGGTGGCGTTTGCTCTCTGTGAGTACAACGGTCTTTATGTCAACACCCTAATCGCTGAAGCTAACCTTGCTGAGCAAGAGGCGGAGCTAGCTGCTATTGATGCACAGATCAACCAAATGCTGCCTGCACTCCCGCCAACTTTAGAGTTCAACTGGGGAAGTGACTTCCACCTAAGTGCGCTTTTATTCGGCGGTGAGGTTAAGTACCAAGAGAAGGTAGCTTATGACCCGCCGCAGTACGTTAAGGATGACTTTTACCAGCGCCTTGACGGGAGCTTCGAGCGTAAGGCGGATGTATTGGCGTTACTGGGGGATACCTTTGACCCCTTGATTGTTGCGCAGTACGTTACGTACAAGTCTGGTAAAAGTAAAGGGCAACTCAAAGAGTTCCGTGAGGATACTTCAGAGGAAAAACTAAAGTGGGCTGATGCTACTTTCAAGTTCCCTGGTATCCTGAAGTTCACTGACTTCCCACCGGTACTACGGGATAAGTTCACTGGTAAGCGCCCAGAGTACGCTGGTAAAAGGTTCTTGGTGTGCGGTACCCCGGTGTATAGTACATCCGGTGAAGTGCTGGAAGCGTTAGCGGTACACGGCTTTGAAGCTGCGAAGCTCCTTAACCGTAGAGGCTCTTTGCAGAAAGATAATGGCACATATTATCGTAAAGTGGATTACAACAAAGATGGTACTGTCAAGAAAGTATCAGGTATGCTACCCTTTGTTGACCCAGTAACTAGTATTATCCATCACCAATTGAATATTACTAGTACAGTGACAGGGCGGCTATCTGCGTCGAAACCCAACCTTCAAAATTTGCCACGTGATGGTACCAGTAAGGTTAAGCAGATGTTCACATCCCGTTTCGGTGATGATGGTGTGATTATTGAGGTTGACTACACTGCGCTAGAAGTTGTAATGCTCGCAGCATTGTCCGGCGATGAGGGCTTACTAAAGCACTTGCAGGCTGGCACTGATATGCACAGCCTACGCTTAGCAGCCAAGCTAAAAGAGCCTTATGAGTCTGTACTAGAGAAGGTTAATAATAAAGAGCACCCAGAGCATAAGGCTTACAAGCAAATGCGTACAGATATTAAGTCCCCAAGCTTTGCTGCGCAGTACGGGGCTAGTGCTAAGGGTATTGCATTTGCCACGGGCGTATCGGTTGAGTACGCTCAAGAGTTCCTAGATACAGAAGCCCGCTTGTTCCCACGAGCTATCGCATTCCGTCAAGTCGTCCGTGATGAGTGCGAGAAAACTGCGCAGCTACCAGGGAATTTACACCGTGAGCAGGCAGATGATGGCTCTTGGAAAATCTACCGTAGAGGGTACTGGCAAGCGCCTGGTGGTACACGGTATAGCTTCCGGCAGTTCGAGCAGTGGAAGGAGGGACAGGTTGTACTGGACTTCAAAGATACTCAAATCGCTAACTACTGGTGTCAGGGCGAGTCAGGTTATTTAATGACGCTTAGCGCTGGTCGTGTAGCTCGTTGGTTAATTAGCAAAGACTTCTTCGATGGTAAGGCACTCCTGATCAATAACGTGCATGATGCGCTTTACTTCGACTGTCATAAATCTGTAGCCCGTGAAGTTGGTTTGGGTGCAGCAGCAATCATGGCAGATGCTAGTCGGTATATGTCAGAGCAGTTAGGTTACAACATAAGTCACGTACCATTCCCGGCAAAAGCTGAGATGGGCCCATCTATGTATGAAAAAGAGGAAATTGTATAATGGCTAAAACTAAAGCGGTATCGGATGATGCTTCTCTGATTAAGGAGTTGGAGGCATTTCTGGCTAGACCTGTACCTGAAGGTACTAACCGAACTATTGAAGAGAAGGTGGCTACACTACACGCCTTTGATTTACTTGCAATACTCAAGCCTGCGGAGGTGCCTAGTGAAGACGCTACTACTGGCGTTACTGCTGACTAGCTGCGCATTTAAAATCAATTAATCTGGAGTAATTACTATGAGTTTAACATTAGCACAAATTAAAGCACTAGCAGCACAGGCAGTTGAAACCGCGTCAGTGGATATGTCTGAAACTTCCACTGGCGGCCCTCGCGCCCTGTTACCTAAGGGCGTATACCTTGCCCGCTTCAAAGAGTACATTGAGTTAGGTAAACACGCGGGGGAATACCAAGGTAAAGCTAAGCCACCTGTGCTTAATGCACGTATCGGCTTTGAGTTGTATGCTGGTCAACCCGATGGCTCCATTGAGACCTATCAACTAGGCTCATTTGATCTGGCTATTGGTAACAACGAAAAGGCAAAAGCCAAGATCGCCTTTGACCGTATGAACTATAAGCAGACTGCGAAGCACTTCGCAGAGTTACTGGGAGAGGCTTACTTAATTGAGGTGGATATCGTCAAGGGTAAGCAGAACGGTAAAGAGCGTAATGAGATCGTGTTTGCTACAATCAACCCACCAATTGAGCCGATCTCCCGTCAACCTTATCCATTGCCCGCTGATAATGAAAGCACTTATCGCCTGTTCCTATGGGATGTACCGACTCAAGAAGGTTGGGATTCTCTGTTTATTGATGGTACCAGTGAATTTGAGCAAGACGGGAAGAAGGTAACAAAGTCTAAAAACTTTATCCAGGAGAAGATTATCAACGCCACTGACTTTCAAGGCTCCGCCCTAGAACGTCTGTTAGGTGGTGGTGTACCTGATATTACTCAACCTGTAGCGGTTGCTGCCCCTGTGGTTGCTCAAGTAGTAGCGCCTGTAGCGGCACCGGTTGTGGCTCCCGTTGTACCTGTCCAAGTACCAGTCACCCCGGTAGTACCTGCCATCCCGACTATACCTAACCTGCCGGGCATGTGATAATGAAGCTGCTTGGTGTTGATACCAGCAGCCTGAAACCGCAGTTTGATGTAAGTGTACAAGGACGTACACTTATCATGGATGCGGATGCTGCTTGCTACAAGGCGGTTAGTACAGCTAAAACCTTAGATACCGCCATACGTCGTTGGGTTAAGGCGGTGATGGAGGCAATGTTCTTAGCCAACTGTACCGATGTACGGGTGCATTTAACTTCCCGTAAGTCCTTGAAGGCTAACCGGGATTGGTACCCCACCGTTAAACCCTATCAAGGTAATCGTGCTGGTAAACCTAAACCACCCCTGCTAGAGTCATTGCGTAACGGTATTGCGCATCATGCCTCTTTAGAAGATGGTATCATACCGCTAAACTGGCCCATCATGCTGCATGATTACTGGGAAGCAGATGACGGTATTGTGATGGATAGCGGGCACTACAAAGATAGGGGTGTTGTTTGGTCAGAGGATAAGGACTTATGTTTATCTCCTGGGCCGCTATACGATATATACACAGGACGTACTGATTTCATTGATAACCGCTTTGGCTGGATCAGTGAAGCCTTTACTGAAGGTGGTTCCTTGAAAGCGAAGGGGCATGGTACTAAGTTCTTCTGGTGGCAAATGCTGGCAGGTGATGAGGCTGATAATGTCAAGGGTATCACCAAACTTAATGGGAAGCTCTGTGGTAAACGTTCAGCATTAGACCTACTCATACCTATCCAGGATGAGAGCGAGGCCTGTAATCAAATCCTATGGGCTTACGCAAGGGCTGGGCAGCAGTTCCTACCAGAGGCGGAAGTATTATGGTTGCGTAGACACCCTGAAGACAGTGCTTATGAGTACATTAAGTCACTAGACTTGGATGCTGGTTTAAGGCTATGGTTGGAAGAACAGCATAAGTACCATCAAGAAATCTTCAAAATCAAAACACAGGAGGCTTCCATTGCAAAAGAAATTGATTAAGCTAGCCCGTTCTCAGATGCGGGCAATTGTGCTCAAGTTGTACAAGGAGCAGGGCAATGTCTGTGCTGTGTGCAAGGAACCCATAGATTTCACTATCAAGGGGGAGGGTGTACTAGATCATGATCACGAGACGGGAGAAGTACGTGGTACTTTGCACCGTTGGTGTAATGGTCAGTTAGGTAAGGTAGAGGGTGCTGCTATCCGTGCTAAGCGGAATGGTTCACATAAAACATGGCTGGCTAATGCTGTAGAGTTTATACACAAAGCAGAAACCGGGCTTATGTACCCTAGTCATAAAACGGAAGCGGAGAAGCGCGAAGCTAAGAACTTAGCAGAACGCAAACGCCGGGCGGCTGATAAAGCCAAGGCAGCCATGAAAGCTATGCGAGGTACTGATGCTACTTAATAAATTTACAACTACAGAACTCTATGACGCAGGTGTGTTTGGGCCTTATAAAATGTCTAAGGTGGCTATAGCATTGACAAAGCTTGGACGGGGTACAGTTACTAGGCAAAATGTCGCGTACTGGCGAAAGACACAGCCTGGGCCTACAGCAGCGGATAAAGCAAAGGACTACTTAAAAATCATTGTAATTGCAGACACCCAGAACAAACCCACCGAAGACCTGGATTACATGCGGTGGATTGGTTTGTACATTGCAGATAAAAAGCCGGATGTAGTGGTGCACATTGGGGATAACTGGGATTTCCCCTCATTATCTATGTACGATAAGGGTAAGAAATCTTTTGAGGGGCGCCGCTTAGTTGAGGATATTGCAGTAGGTTCTAAGGGTATGCGTGTGCTTACAGATGCAATCACTAGTAAGGGGCACACCCCGCGCTTAGTGTTTTGCATGGGGAACCACGAAGAACGTATTGATCGATTAGCGGAGAACATCCCGGAGCTTAGCGGCTTTGTCGGTACAGAGTTGTTACCATTAAATGAATTAGGGTGGGAAGTTGCGCCGTTCCTACAACCAATTGAGATTGGTGGTATTTACTTTGTACATTTCCTGGCTAATCCTATGTCTGGTAAGCCTTATGGGGGTGGCGCGCTTAATCAACTACAGAAGGTTGGTAAGTCTTTTGTTGTAGGCCATGCACAAAAGCTAGATATTGCTATTCGTAATACCTTAGATGGTACGCAGCAGATTGGTATTGTTAATGGTGCGTGTTACCCGTTTAATGAAAGGTACAAAGGCCCACAAGGTAATGCGCATTTCCGGGGTATAACGGTACTACATGAGGTTCATAAAGGCTCAGCGGTACCAATGTTTGTTTCACTTGATTATTTGGAGCGGAAGTATGGGCGAGTTGTTTAAGGTGGATGATCTCATTCGATACAAAGATGGGGGTAATTTTGTGTATGGGGCGAAGACTGCCAAAATTACATCAGTACATGTAGAGGGTGGTACTGATGAGGGTAGATACTGGTTAGATAGTGGATTACATATTCCGTTCCAGCATGCACACCTCCTGTGTGAAAGAGTAAGTACGCACCCAATATCTACTGTGCCCAGTCAGGCATTTAAAGCAGATGCGGGTAAACCCCAATTCGATCTATTAGATGATGGGTGTGCACTAGCAATAGATGGGGTGGTTAAGGTGCTCACCTTTGCGGTTGAGCCTAAGGAGCGGGGTGGTAAGGGTTACGTACCACACTCTTGGAAGCAGGTGCAAGATGGTATCCGCCGTTACAGCGCAGCGCTTGCCCGGCATCGTAATGCTAAGGCCAGAGGGGAGCGTTACGATGTAGAATCAGGATTGTTGCATGACTTCCACATCGCAACAAACGCCTTGTTCGTGGCAGAACTTGAAGCCCAAGCAGATCAAATTCTTAAAGGTGACACTAATGCAACTAGTGAGTGACAACTCTGAATATTGGAACTTGAGTAACGATATTCAAGCCATAATCGATACGGGTAATAGTGATGAGCTAGATGCTGTAGCAAACCGTCTTGCTACAGCCTATGAAGACGGTAAGATTACACCAGAGCAGTGCGGTGAATTATCGTTTGATATACTGCGTTTCCGTGATAGTTTAACTGCTTAGGGGTAGCAATGATCAGTTTCGATGAGCAAGTACAGCGTGAGGTTACAGCCGATGAAGCAGCCGCAGCAAAGGTATTCCAGCAGTACGCAGATGCCGCCGCTAGTGGTAATCTGGATGGATTACCTCGGGCAAAGGTGCTCATCGGGCGGTTATTCACGGATGCTTGTACAAGCGTTCAAGCTTTACAGGAAGCCCTAGAGCCAAGGGACGGCTCAGCAGCGGCACCTAAGTTCCGGCGTAACACTTGGGCTAAGTGGTTAGTACGTGTTAAGGCGGATGTACTTACGGTACTGCTACTACGTAGGGCGCTGAAGGCGGGTTTACTAGCGGACGGTTTTAGTCATGAGACTATGACGTTTCAGCGCCTAGCTATTGCGCTTGGTAGGGATGTGGAACGGGAAGCTTTATTAGCGGACGCAACTGTAGTTAATCCGGTGTATGTTGATCGCGCTTATAGCAGTCTCAAGAAAGCTAATACTGTTGCAGAGAATCATATCCAGCGCACCACAGATGCTATTGTAACAAACGTACTCCAGTTAGAATCCGCTCGTCAGCTAGAAGATAATGAGTTGATGCACATTGGTAAACTCTTACTGCAAATAGCGTTGGATATTGGCTTGCTTACGATACAGCATGGGATTGGCTCTCGGGGTAAGATGGTGTCCTACCACTTGGTACCGGAAGTAGCTGAGTTCTTAAAAGTCAAGGATTCTGATATCCTGAAGATTACCGACTCAAGCACCCTGACTATGCTGGCCCCTCCGAAACCCTGGACAAACCTAACGGATGGCGGTTACTACTCCAAACGACGCCAGATGATGTGTCCGCTGATAGCCCTCAATAGGCAGCAGTACAAGGCTGGGGCTGATAAAGCGTACACCCAGGAAAAGATGCCTATGGTGTACAGCGCCTGTAATACTTTACAGGGTACAGCGTTTACGCTTAGCTCGGATATCGTAGCAGTGGTAGCTCGGGTGTGGGGTAATGGTGGCGGTGTGTTAGGTATCCCTAGCATAACGTTAGGAAGTCCCCCAGCATTCCCATTACCTGAGCCGTTTGATAAAGCTTCAGCAAGCGAAGAGGAACTGGCAGTATTCCACACATGGAAGCGCGCAACCGCAATGCACCATACAGCAGTCAGTAAGAATAAGTCTAAGGTGTTGGCGGTATCCCGCCTTATACACCGTGCGAAAGAGCTAGACGGTAAGCCTGTATGGTGCCCTGTGTTCATGGATTGGCGTGGGCGTATTTACTACCGAGGTACACCTAACCCGCAAGGTGCTGACTTTGAACGGGCTGTGCTACAATTCCACGATAAGAAACCACTGGGTAAACGCGGTTTGTTTTGGCTAAAGGTGCACTTAGCGAACTCCTTAGGTTATGATAAGGTTACATTCAACGAGCGTGTAGCTTACGTAGATCAATGCTGGGATGCGCTATTGCGGGACTCTGAATCACCAGAGGATAGCGATATCTTCCGTAACGCAGATGCACCGATGTCTGCACTCGCAGCAGTTTTAGAGATTGATAAAGCTTTTCGTAGTGGTAACCCGGAAACCTTCCAGTCCGGTATGGTCGTGCATATGGATGCGACTTGTAGTGGGTTACAGCACTTCTCAGCCATGCTTCGCGACCCAGTTGGTGGCCGGTACGTCAACTTAATAAACACCGGTAAGCGTGAGGATATATACCAGAGGTTAGCAGATATCCTCAATGAACGCGTTAGGGAGCGATCTGGGGAAGAAGGACTGCCTGGGGTATACGCTAGTATATGGCAGGAGCTAAAAGTGACTAGAGCGCTTGCCAAGAAGCCTGTGATGACTTACGTATATTCAGCTACAATCAATGGGGTGACCCAGGATGTGGAAGATTACCTGATTGATATTGGCTGGTATCAACCTGGTGTATCCCTGTTCGGTATGGCGAACTTCATGGCTAAGCTGATGTTCAAGGCTATCGCAGAGGTTGTACCAGCCGCTGCCGCCGCTATGAAGTACCTACAAGGCTTGGCTAAGGCCGCTACCAAGGATGGTAAGTTAGGTTGGGTTACCCCTACCGGGTTCACTGTACAGCAGCAATACTACAAGGTGGAACAGACCCGTGTTAAGATCAGGTCTTGCGGTATTGTGTACGCTGTATGTTACAAGCAAACCGATAACCTACATCCCGGTAAGATGAGTAATGGCATTGCACCCAACTTTGTGCATAGCCTAGATGCTTCCCACCTAGTTAAAACAGTCAACGCTTGTACTGCTAAAGGGTTGAGTATCGTAACAATACATGACTCATTTGGGACACATGCTGCGGATGTAGATACCCTCTTAGCATGTACAAAAGAGCAGTTCATCGACTTGTACAAAGACCCTAATCTGATATTCAATTCTTGTAAGTCACATATGTGGATGGGGAGAGCAGAAGCAGAGAGTAATAATACTAGTATATATATTAGTAATACATTAGATACTAATAATATATCTATAGGTACTCTAATACTTACTGATATATTAGATAGTCCATTCTTCTTTAGCTGAGTATACTATGAGTACAGTTAAGTTTCATACTAAACAACTACGTAAACTACAAGAGGTATTCCCTAAGCATATTATATCTCCTACATGTACTATGCAGGAGGTGCAGTACCAAGCAGGTATTGCGCATGTACTTAGGTACATTGAGCAGAACACAGAAGGTACTCACCAACAAAACATTAACCCTATAACCATTGGAGGTATTGCAGATGGCTAAGTATATTGGTTGGTTCGATCTAACCAAGGAGGAACAAGCCCTCGCTAAGGAGCTAGGTATTACAGGTACGAAATACCAAGGAAGCTATGCTGTACGTAGTAACGGAGAAGATAACCCTGATTGGACGAGCATCCGCCCACTGTTACAGGATGCCAACAAGCGTACAGAGTTCCTAAAAGAATTCGCAGGGGTAACCGGCGGTGATCTTACAAATGCTTGGGCAACTTGGCAACAAGAGGAACCTATTCGACAACAAGAGCGAGTAGCTACGGCAACGCTTGATCTAAGTATGCAGAACATACCTGAGATTATTGCAGGAGGTACCGCAAAAGCTACTAAGGGTAAGCGTCAAATACAAAGACCTAACGGCAGTCCAGTAGTTACTGCATTAGGACTAGGTACCCCGCAAGGTGGGGCTAACTGGGCTAACAACTTAGGGATCATGTAATGAGCACTCATCAATCCCTATGGAACCGTTACCGGGATGAAGTAGCGGTTAGTCGTGCTGAGCATTTTGCAACGTACACAGACCCCGCTCTAATGGTTAATGCATTGGAGAACGGTGGCTCTAAACAATCCAAGGTACAACGGGATTTTCAAAGCGTAGGCAGCCTGTTACTTAATAATCTAGCTGCTAAGCTTACGAGCTTGTTGTTTCCTAGTAATCAACCATTCTTTAAGAACGCTATTACGGATGAGCTAAAAGCCGCTGCTAGCGCTCAAGGGGTACCTGAAAGCACCCTGGCTAGCCGCTTATCCTTGTTAGAGCAAGAAGCTACAAAGAACCTGTTCGTGGGTGGAAGTTTTGCTAAGCTTACACGTACCATCAAGCTGCTACTAACAACCGGGCAAGCCCTAATCTACCGTGATCGTGATACCCGTAAATTCCGGGTATGGTCAATGCATAACTTTGCAGTACACCGCAACGCTTATGGGGATTGGAACTGTATTATTCTGAAGCAGAAGATGCAGTTGCAGGATATAGGGCTAGAGGAAGCACAGCGGTTTATCTCTAAGAATCCGGGGTTTAAACTGACCCAGGATATATACCTGTTCACTAAGATTGAGAAGTTGGATAAACCTGCGGGTAAGGTCGTGGTAGTTACTTCCCAGCTAGATGGTAAGTCCATTGGGGATAAGGCACAATACCCGGAGCATCTAAGTCCTTGGATACTACCGGTATGGAGCCTTGCTGATGGTGAGCAGTACGCTCGTGGTATGGTGGAAGAGTACGCCGGTGATTTCAGTAAGTTATCCATCCTCAGTGAGCAGCTAGGTCTTTATGAATTAGATGCCTTGCAGGTACTCAACCTAGTAGATGAAGCTTCTGGCGCTGTGATAGATGATATCAAGGATGCTGAGGTGGGGGATTACGTACCAGGTAAGCCTAATGCTATCACAGCCTATGAGACCGGTAGCTACCAGAAGATGGACTCGGTACGTGGTGGGCTTGCAGAGGTTACCTCTAGATTATCCATTGCCTTCATGTACTCTGGTAACACCCGCGATGCCGAGCGGGTAACTGCCGAAGAGATACGGGCACAGGCTAAAGAAGCTGAGAACATGCTTGGCGGTGCTTACTCTGTACTAGCCGAGACGTTACAGACCCCTTTAGCTTACCTGATGATGTACGAGGTTAGCCCCGATACCCAGACCGGGTTGATCAGTAAAACCTTCTACCCGCAAATCATCACCGGTATTCCTGCCCTTAACCGCAATGTAGAGGTACAGAACCTAGTAGCGGCTACCCAGGAGGCAGCGGTAGTAGTCCCAGCCCTGCTGCAACTGGATACACGTATTGATCCTCAAAAGCTTATGGACCTGTTCTACCGTAACCGCTCCGTAGATGTAACTGGCTTATTCAAATCTGAGGACGTTCTACGTAAAGAGGCAGCAACGAAAACAGCGCAAGCTGATATGCAGGCTAGTCTTACACAAAGTATAGCCGACCCTAACCTACAACAAATGTAAGGATTTTATCATGACCGAGACTGTAATTAGTACCGCTGTACCACCTGTAGCCCCAGCGCCTGCGTCTGAAGCACCTAAACCAAACCCCATGATTATTGCCCCTGCACAGGTACCCCCTAAACCCGAAGCCCTTGTTACAACACCAGCCCCTGCTGTGGTACCTGATGCTATCCCTGTACCAGTAGCGCAACCGGCCCCTGCTAGTAAGGTTGCATCCCTACAAGACTTAGGCGTAAACCCGGTAGATACAAACATCGGGGTGGTAGTCACATATGTGGATACAGTAGCACAGAAGAATGCCTTGGACCTTCAAAGAGCGGTTGGGCATTCTCTAGAGCAGAATAACTCTACGTTTGTTGATGAAGCCTATATCCGTGACACTATCAAGGATAAGGCTGAAGCAGATAACGTTATACGTATGCTCAAGGGTGTGATCGATCACCAGAGTACCGCCGCTGCTAAAGTGGTACAAGATGCTTACGCAAAAGCTGGTGGCGAGGCTAACTGGAAAGCGGCAGTAGCGTACTTCAACAAGTCAGCTACTGCTGGTGAGAAGGAGGCTATGAAGACGTTGATAGCTAGCGGCAATCAAGCTAGTATCGATCATGCAGTACAGCAAGTGCTTGACGCTGCGAACAAGGGCGGTGTTACAACTAAACACGTTGCACCACCTTTAGGCGGTAACACGTACGAGCGGGGTTTAACCCGCGCAGAGTACACCAAGATTATCAATAACCCACGTATAACTGATACTGAGTATCAGAATGCGCGTAAGTTAAGATTACTTGGTGCACAAAATGGTATTAACTAATTAGGAATTATTATGGTAGCTATCGCTGATTTAACCCGTCCTGACTGGGGTGGTTCTGATAACCTGTTGGATTTACACATTGAAGAGCATTTGGGCTTAGTTGATACCAGCTTCATGTACACTTCCAAGTTTGCTTCCTTAGCGGATATCCGCACCTTGCGTGGTACTAACCAACTGCGTTTGGATCGTCTCGGCAAGGCTAACGTATCTGGTCGTAAGGCTGGCGAAGACTTGAACTTGAGTAAGGTGCGTCAAGATAAGTGGAATATGTCAGTGGACACCACTATCTACATCCGCCATGCCTTTGATCAGTTCGATGAGTGGGTAAGTAATTTGGATGTACGCCGTGAGCACGGTCGCCTGCACGGTATTGAGTTGGCTAAGACCTTTGACCAGGCTTGCTTGATTCAAGCTGCGAAGTGCGCTGACTTCCAGGTACCTACTGGCTTGGAAGGTGCGTTCTTCCCTGGTATCTTGGTACCAGTAACTATCACTTCTGCTGTAGCAGATGGTGAAGCGAACGCTGCTGCTTTGGTAGCTGCACATCGTAAGTCTCTTGAGGCTTTGGAGTTGCGTGACCTGGGTGACCAACTGTACTCTGAGGGTGTAACCTTCGTTGACCCTGTGATCTTCAGCGTACTGCTCGAGCACAAGAAACTGCTTAACGTAGAGTACCAACAAGTAGGTAATGACTTCGCGAAAGCTAAGATCGGTATGCTCAATGGTGTGCGTATTACCAGCACCCCTCGCGTGCCTACTACTGCAATCGCTAGCCACCCCCTTGGTGAGGCATTTACTGTGACTGCTGCTGAAGCACGTCGTCGTATGATCACTATCCTACCTAGCATGTCGCTGGTTGTCGCACAAGTTGCTGGCATCACCGCAGATTACTGGGAGGAAAAGAAAGACTTCGCTTGGTACCTCCAAACTTACCAAGCTTATAACATCGGCCAGCGTCGTCCTGACTCTGTAGCCGTGGTAGACGTAACCGTCTCCTAATTAAGAGTTAAGTCTCTTAATACAACTGACCCACTGCCTTTTAGGTGGTGGGTTTTTTTTGAGTTCTATTCGGAGAAATAACTTGAACAAGACTGATGCAGTTAATCTTGTACTACGTAGTATAGGGGAGAACCCTGTAGCATCCCTAGATATACAGTACCCTACACTAGATATAATTATACCTGCGCTAGAAGAGGCCACCCATGAAGTGCTCACGGAAGGTTGGTGGTTCAACACCCGTTATGCTGTTACTTTACAACCTAGTGTATCAGGTGATACTGTTGTACCTGAGGCTACTATAGCCTTCTATCCTGAGGACGAGAGCATTACCTTTGAGGGTACCCGATTTGTTTATAAGGATACTGGTGACGCACTAGTGAACACACCTGTCAAGGGTAAACTAGTAACCTCTATGGCCTTTGAGAACTGCCCAAGTACCGCACGTTATGCTATTGCATACCTCACGGCTTATCAGGTCTATGTTAGTGATAGCGGTGCAGACCAAAGCGCAGCAACCTTACTGGAACGTTACGCTGGGTACATCCAACAACTGAGCGCAGCGCATACCCGATCACAGAATTTTAACTCTTACAGGCGTAAGACCGTTGCTAAATGGCGCGCTAATCTGAGGGCTTAATATGTATTACAAGACTAGTTACCCTAGTTTACTATCCGGTATAAGTCAGCAATTACCACAGAGCCGCCTACCTGGCCAGGTTAATGCACAGACGAATATGGTTAGCGACCTTGTACGGGGTGTGTGTCGTAGAGGTGGTATTGACTTTGTACGCTCGATAGGCACACCCTCACCTAACATTCAGTGGTTGGTGACCCGTATTGGTGGGGAGGATGTGTTATTATGTATAGATCGATCTGCACCTGGCACAGACTTCATTATACGCGCATTTACACCGCGTACAGGTGCACAGTACAGCACCCTCATATCCACAGAGGCGGCTACATACTTGGCGGGTGTAAACTCGTTTTCTCAGTTTTCAGCTACCACGGTTAGTGACACTGCTGTACTGGTTTGTAATAACATCCAACCTACTATTCAGTTCACGGGACCGCTACCCATAGACTCAAATAAGAGCGGTTACTGTTATGTAGCATCTGGTGCGTACAGCCAGGACTTTACGGTTAAGGTACGAAATATTACCACTGGTGTGGTTTACACAGCATCCATCCAGACACCTAATGGCACCTCTAGTGCACACGTAGTGGATAGTACACCGGACAGTATAGCGGAGGATTTAGTAACCGCTCTTGTAGCAGCGTTGCCGGGCGGTGGGATTTATCAAGTATTCCGGGACGGGGCATATATATTTATAAAATCATCCGGTGATCCCTTTGAGGTGCTATCAGACACAAGCACTGTGTATTTGCAGACGTCTAACAGAAGTACAGTAAAGACCGCGAATGTGCTACCTGCAAGATTACCTTCCGCAGCAGACGGTTATACAGTACGTGTAGGTAGTGATGTATCCGCTTTGCATTACCGCTATAACGCGAGTACCCGAGCATGGCTAGAGGATGCTCAGCCTGACAAGCGTGCATATATAAAGCACATTGGGTTGACTATCAGAGCCGCAGCACCTTATCTGTCAATTGATGTACTGAACTCATATACCCGTGCAGCGGGTGATGATGTGAGTAATCCTGTACTTGCTTGCAGCAGGCTTATAACTGGTGTTACTTCATTTCAGGGGCGGCTTGTGCTGCTGTCAGATCAGTACGTTTGTATGTCTGCGACGAACGATCCGGCGGCATGGTTCCGCTCCACCGTTACAGCAGTGCTTGATTCTGATCCTATTGAAGTAGCACTAACTACGGCGTACTCCGCACCTTACCAATCAGGCGCTGTATTTGATGGTAACTTACTCATTCTAGCGGACACGCATCAAGTACAAGTGCCTGGTGATGTAGCGATCACCCCCAGTAATGCTGCACTTTATCTTGTGGCCAATTATGGTATTCGTAGTAAGTTTGATGCGATACCCCTAGGGCGAAGTTTAATGCTCCCTACAAACCCCGTATCTGGTCATGTTGGGTTTGTTGAGGCATTACCCCCTGAGAATTCTGAGGCAACCTTACGCGCAACTTCAGTAACTAGTCATATACCTACGCTGGTAAAAGGGGAACTATCATACGTATCTGCATCTAATACCGCTGATACAGTAGTATTTGGTGCTAAGGACACGACTGATGGTAGCAGTGCTAAACACCTGTACATACACCAATACCTTTGGGATAGTACCGAGAAGGTGCATAGCTCTTGGCATAAGTGGACTTTCCAACATGATGTGGTGTTTGCATACATCTTGGAGGATACCTTGTACACCCTCAGCCAGTACTTTAGTAGTACCCTCTTGTGTAAGATAAGTTTAGCTAGAGGTGCAGTACCTAAGCACTATCTAGATTATGCTGTCACAGCCACCGTCACAGGTGGTGCCGGGCAACTTGCTGGGGTTACTACATCTTCTTCAGCGTTCTTAGACGCCGAGGTACATGCATTTAAACTCACTGGGGTAGGTGCAGGTTTAGGGGAGGTACCTGCTGTTGTCGGTACAGCATTCCGTACATCAGGAGCTAACGGGGAACAGTTCGTACTTGGGTTAAAATTCGAGTCTTTGTTCTCACCTACAGCCCCTATAGTACGGGATCGTAGTGACAACTTCTTAGCAAGTGAACATATCCCCGTCGTGCGCTTTATATTACAGGTAGTGAATACCGGGGAACTTAAAGTACGTGTCTCTGATCGGGTTTACGATTCTGGTGTGTTTGATGCACCCATCGTACCGCACTCCGCCTTGCAGACCTTAGGTGATGTACCCTTAGCGGTATCTGGTACTGTGCATATTCCTGCCCGTACTGAGGCGAAGGACACTAACCTGCAATTATGGACAAGTGATTATTATGACTTTAATGTAACATCCATTGAATACGGTTTTAGGCTCAAGCTAAAATCTAGGAGGGCTTAATGCTAGGTTTATTAGTAGGTGCAGGCCTAGGCCTAGCACAGAAGTATCAGGCGGGTAAAGCTCAGCAGCAGGATATCAAGGCACAGAACGCCAACATTCGCTTAAACAACTTACGGACAACCCAGGAGACCGCTTTAGAGATTTCCGGGCTGTTAGCTGGGCAGACTACCTTACGCATACAAGCTGCGGATGCGTATAAGAATGCGACTCAGGCTGGGCAGGTAGCTAAGTCATCTGCTGAAACAGTGGCGGCTGCTGGTGGCGTAAAGGGTGCTAGTGTAGATGCCGTGTCTATGGATATGGATCGGGAAGTAAGTACAGTACAAGCAGAGGTATCCCAGAGCCTAGAAGTAGAGCAGTTCAACATGTCACAGCGTTTACGCAGTTTGGTGTCCTCTCGGAAGGCTCAACTAGGGCAGACACAACGTGTACCATCATCTGGTGAGATATGGCGCAATGCCGCTATATCTACAGGTATGGAGACACTAGGGGCTTACGCATCAAGTTTAATCCAATTTGGTGGTTCTAAACCAACCACTAAGAAGTAACTAGGAGGCCACAATGGTCCAAAGAAGAAATGAGCAGGCGTTGGGCCTCAGCCGTGGCGTCCTGGCTACAAATGCAGAGGGTTATCAAGGTACAGTTGACACAGTGGATTTTCAACCAGAAGGTCCAAGTACCGCTGATGTAGCTTTACAGGGACTACTACGTATGGGGCAGGGGATCGCCCTTGACAAGTTCCAGCATGATGTAAAGACCACGTACATAAAAGGGGAGCTTGCTCGGCAACAAGGTAACGCCATTGAGTCTATGGATGTAGACCCTATTATGCGACCATTTGCCCAAGGTGGGTTTAATGATGCAGATGCACGTATCAAGACCGCAGAGTTTGATCAAGAGTACAATCGCTGGTTAGAGACCGAGGGTAAGACACTAAGCCCAGATGATCCTAAAGTCAAGGAGTACCTGACACGCGGGAACGCACAGGTATTAGACCTATCCAGTAATGGGGGCTTAACCCGCAATGGGGAGATTAGTCTATTGGCTGGTGCTTCTCAAGCTAGCGCTGCGCGAGTAAGTAAGCACTACACTGCGCATCGTAAGCATATCATAGAAGAGGCTGTGCGTAAGATTACCCCCGAAGGTAACAGCATCATATCCGAGCTTGGTAATGCCATGCTAGCTAATGATGGTATGACTTATGATGCGACTAAAGGTCGTGCGGTAGTTTATTACCAGAGTATAGTAGCAAACACTGATGTACCTAAGGAACTACGGCAGGAGATCGGGGAGAAGTTCGTCAATGCTTTAATTGCAGCGGATCAACGTGAGCCTGTAGAGGCTATGTTAGATGCGGGCCTCTTAGACAATTTAGCATTTGATAAGCGTGAGAAGGTTATTGATAACCTGCGCGCCAGTAAAGATAGGACAAAGGCTAAGGACTTTGCGGCTGAAACTGCACACTTCGCGGCTATGGAAGATGCTGGTATCAAAGGCGATATTAGCCTAGATGAGTTCGCAGATCATGTTGAAGATGGGATGAGCCGTAACCCCCCTGTTTATAGCGTGTCTCGGGGTATCGCTTTACTACGGGAAGCAGAACGCAATGGGGCAGATAAAAGCTCGCACGAAGCTTTACTAAACGCTGTGAACCGAGGTATTGAAGATGGGCCCGAGGGCGTATGGCAGCATGGCGGTCCGAAAGAGGCTTTAACTAAGGTAGATACCTTGCTACGTAAAACTGGTGTAGGTACTACTGAGAGGTTGGTTGTACTTACTAAAGCTGGTTTGCGTTTTGGTACATTCCCTGCCCAATATGGGGAATCCGTTGGGCAGGCTTTGCGTGCAGTTGGTGCAACCTCTCCTGATGCTGAAACCAACCCTGTATACACAGACACCCTCAACACTGTAACTAGTATAGTCAGTACAGCTATGCAGACCGACCCCGCTAAGGGTAGTGTACTGTTAGGTGCTTTACCTGATGATACACAAGGGGCTATGTCCTACATCCTGGGGCAGGCTAAGTTCGGGGTAGAGCCTACTACTGCCTTACGTACCTTCCTTGCCAAAGAAGCAGAGGTGAAGGCACAGACCCCCGCCCAGTTAGCAAGAACTAAACAAACCTGGTGGGATGAACATCGCAGCACTATACAGGATGAGGGCGCCTTTGATACCACGTGGGGTGGGCGGTTCCATAAGGATTCTACCTTCACAGATATCCCTGTAAAAGATAATGTATGGGCTGAGTTAAATCGTATGGATTCAAACCCAGCGTACTGGGGTGCATCCGAAGAGGATAAAGTGCGGATTGCAGTAGGTAAAGTTTACAACCGTACCATCCCAGTACCTGTAACCCCTGACTCTAGGGATGTCCGTCCAGTTATTCTGGATGCAGATACATCTATAGGTAAACTGTTTGGTGCTAACGCAGATGCTAGTGCTATAGGTAAGGCCTTAATTGAACTGGCCCCACCTAGCTTAGAGGGTGCTACTAGTATTGTACGCTGGGATAAGGTTAATAAATCCTTTGTACAAGACGAGCAATTACCTGATGGGCACTACATTACTACAGCGGCTATACCTGTAGAGGCAGTACGGGCTAAAGTGTTAGAGAAGCAGCAGGCTTTACTTGATGCTAGCTTATCTCAGACCATTGGTACACCAGTACAGACGTCTGCGGGTACCCTCCACATTGACGGGCGAAATAGTCAAGGCGAGGCTAAGGTTGTTGTACAGAACGCACGGTTGTTTATCAATGAAGTAGCGCCTGATAAGGTAGCAACTTTCGCAGGGCGAGCTAACGCGCAGAAAGCCTTCCGTGAGGATACTGATGTAGCGGTAGCTGCAACCAAACGCTTTGTATCTCCGCACTATACACACCCACAAGCCAAGGCTGCTGTTGTAGCAGCGGTTTACGTAGAAGGTGCTGATAAGATGCAGGCAGTTGTAGAAGCTGCTGATGCTGCTATAGCAGCCGGTGACAAGGAAGCGTTTAACGAAGCATTGAGTTTAGTGACTAGCCCTGTATTACAGCAGAAGCTACGCCAAGCATTACCTATCGCAAACCCTGACAACTTTAAAGCTACATTCGGTAGTACAGAGTATTGGCAATCTAACTAAGAGGTTTATATGGCCACCATTGACACAGTATTTACACCTGAAGAGTTACTCTCTAAGGTAGATAATGCCCAGACGGGTGCAGAGTTGATAGCAGCACCCACAGCGTTCACTGGTGGTACTGTACAAACTGATGTACTAAATGCACAAGCCGAGCAACAAGCTTTACTAACCCTGACTACTGAGTTCAGTGCTCGGGAGAAGTGGGATGCTTTTCGTCGTAACACCAACACGCACTTTATTAGTAACGTGTTACTGAACAATCAAGTATCTAGTGAATTCTCTGAGATCGATCCTACCCTGAACCGTGGGGAGTTAGCGCGCTCGTTACTGGAAGAGTACGCTCTACCCCTATCAGACGAGAACCTATCAGCGCTAGGAGAGGCTGGTACTACTCAGGATATGACAGCGGTAGCTAAGCGTTTGAAGCAACACAGCTTTGATATGCAAGTGCTCCAAGAGCATGGTGCCATAGCATTTGCCACTGGTATGGTAGACCCTGCTACTTTAGTTGCAGATATAGCTACATTTGGCGCAACCCGTGCATTGCGTATGGGCCGTATGGCCTCTGCTGTTGCAGGTGCCTCTGCTAACGTGGGTGTACTAGGCGCTGCGGATGCTGCTGGTAAAGAAGTTGATGTTTGGGAATACGCTGCTACCGCTGCCTTATCCGGCGCAGCGTTCGGCTTGTTCGGTGGTGAGGTTGGTAGGCAGATTGCTACCGGTCAACGTAATTGGTTTGGTGGTAAGAGCACAGACCGGGCTGGTGCTATTGCCCGTTTTACATCGGAGGCTGATGCTGTAGCACCTACCCCCGCTGCTAGGGCGCATATGAAGAAGATGGTAGATGACCCACTACGTCGTGAAGATTACTTCCAGTCTGATAACGCAGCCAGTATCCACCGTAGATTAAATAACATTAGCGAGGGGGATAAGATTGCGTTCGATAAAATGCTAGATGACGAGTTAGCTGCTTCCTATGGGCACAGTTTCCTCTCTCGTACTACAGACCTAAATGGTAGTTATACACGCGACCGGGATGCTCTACAGGTTGAGGTGTACGCAGAAATTGCTAGACGGGATGCGGAGTTCAACAATTTTGGATACGCTACAGATAACCCCAACCTAGCACCTAATATACGTAAGTTAGTGGCTCAACAAGAAGCTACGATGAATCGCAGTGGTAAGACCTCACAGGAGGCTAACCTACCTGGTTTTGAAGCTTTCACACCACGTCCGGGTTATGTGCACCGTGTTGCTATGCCAGATAAGATTAGGGCATTCCAAACTGATGCCCGTTTCGGCAAGAAGGCTGTGACTGGTGTAGTACGGCAGGCCATTATGGGGGGCATAAAGGGGATTGACGAGGCTGATGCTGGTGCCATTGCACGTGCATGGATTGATCGCGCTATTGCTAAAGAAGCTGGTATGAACACCGACTTTATGGGCATGCTAGGTAGGATTGATACTGACTCCCTAATAGACTTGATATCAAAGAGTTCTATGAAGGAGGCAGATAAGGTCGCCATTACATCCCGCCTAGAGTCTAAATTAGGTGAGAAAGGGGTAGTTAAGTACGCACGTAAGCGCATCCCTATGGACCTTACAGCGCAATATCGCGCAGCAGATGGGTCGGTGCTCCGTATGATTGACTTACTAGATACTAACCTAAGCCGTATTAATGGTAACTACTTATCTGCTATGAATGGTCGTGCTGCATTAGCTAAGGCTGGGATTGGTAGAGATGATGCTGAAATTGGCAGCTTTAGAAATGAATTTACCAAAACTATAGCAGACTTACCAAAGGCACAGTATGATGAGGCTATCCAACAGTTTGACGCCATGTTAGGGGACTTCACTGGTGCTATACCAGATCGTAATATACTTGGCCCAAATGCGGCACGTGCTGCTGCGTTAGCTAACACCACCATGTTAGCGGCCCAGGGTGTTTGGCAGGCTGCGGAGTACGCTACTGTAGCAGCCCGCTTCGGTGTGTTTGAGACAGCCAAGCATATGTTTAAAGCCTTGCCTGGATTTAGGCAAACCTTACAGGGTATGACCCCCGATATGGCTGATGAGCTTAAACACTTAATGAACGTAGACCTCACTAGGGATATACGCTTTAGGCCATTTAATGCTCAGCACGATACCTTTGTAGCGGCTAATAATTCAGCAATAGACCGTGTGCTACATATGGGTAAGCAGGCTATGCCGTTCATTACTGCGATGAAGTACGTGCATAGTCATCAGGTACGGGTTGTTAGTAACTTAGCTATAAGCACCACCGCAAAGGCTATGCGTGGGGATACTGAAGCCTTAGCTGTACTAAAGTCTTATAGTAAGGACTTGGACTGGGACGGGATTATTGCCCGGAACGGCGGGAAAGTCACATATGTGGATAATACAGGGCCAGTGCGTAGTATGAACTGGGATACCTGGAAAAGAACAGATGCTGATGCTGTAGTAGATACTGTACTACGGTATGTCGACGATACTATCCTATTTGGGCGTACCGGCCAAGGCGCGGCTTTCTCCCGTACTGCGGTTGGCCAAGTATTAGGCCAATTCCGTAGTTTCGTAAGTTTAGCCAATAATAAGCTGATGCGTGGTACTTTGCACAATCAGGGTCCTATGGCTTATGCAATACTCCTATCCTACCAGTACCCGGCCACACTTCTAATGGTGACCGCTAACGAAGCCCGTAAGGGTGCCTTAGGGGACCTTAGTGATGAGGATTATCAAAAGGAACTAGCTAAGAAAGCTATAGGCTATACTGCGGGTTTAGGCTTTGCGGGTGATTTGGCTGGTATACTCGGTGTTACTGGGCGAGGTGGTTTAAGTGCCCCGTTATTGGCCGCTGCTAGCGCGCCTGCACATATAGTAGGCGGTGTAGCTAAGCAATTCAATGATGACCCTAAGGATGATGATGAGACATTACCTGGTGTTGTAAAAGGTAGCGCTGCACTGATCCCAGTGCTCGGTGCTATACCGGGTACTACTTACGCAATTAACGCAATGAAAGAGGATTGATCACATGGCTATAGTGCCAACAACTGATAATGTTTATACAGGTAATGGCACTACAACTCAGTTTGCCATTGGTTTCGACTATTTAAATGCAGGTGATGTAGCTGTAAGTGTCGATGAGGTACTTGTCAGCTTTACATTTGCAACATCAGGTATAGTCAGTGTAACCCCGGCCCCAGCTAATGGGGCGCGGGTCCGGGTATTCCGCAACACCGATGCAACGGTAGTACCCTATGTGTTTACAGATGGCGTACCGTTCTTAACGCGCTATTCCGATTTTAATTGGAAGGCACTCCTTTACGCTTTTCAGGAAGCGTGGGCGGAATTTAAAAATAATGCTACCAACTATTTGCGGACGTTACGTGCCACTACACCCATTAACCCTATACCAGATAATCGCGCTAACAAGCTACTCGGGTTTGGGGCGGATGGGCAACCCTTAGCAGTGGAGCCTAGTGCCAGCAGCGTACCTGCATTAGATATTAGATTGTCAAATGTGGAGGCGACCTACTTAGATGCCGCTGATATAGCTGATAGGCTGCAAGTAATACCTAATGTAGCTGCACTAGCATCAACACCAGTAGTAGTAGGGAGGACTTATTATCTTAAAGAGTATCATGCAGGGACTGGGTTTGGTGGCGGTGACCTAGTTGGCGTTGCAGGGTCAACAACATATGATAATGCTATAACATTTGCTGGATCGGGGGGGTATTTCAGAAGACTAAACATGGAAGAAATAGACGTAACGCAGGCCGGAGCAGAACCGATCACCCTGCTATACACTCCTGACAGCACGTCCGCATTTAACACATGTATTGCAACTGGCCTGCCAGTTAGGTTTCTTGGTACGTATATAATCGATCCGTCCGTAAGCATCATATTGCAGTCAAACACTGTGTTGCGCGGATATGGGACAGAAAAGTCTGCGCTTCTTGCAAAATATAATACGTCTGGGAGCGTGATAAAAAGAAGCTTTAACCCATTATCATCGAACTCTTACGTTACAAATGTAAAGTGTAATGATTTTGCTGTTTATCTCAATCATATTCATCAGTCATCAATCCCTGCAAACATCCAAATAGGTTTTGATTTCCGAAATATAACACGCACAGACTCAAGTAATACCTATGTCGGCAATTATCGGTTTGGGGTTTCGGCTGCGCTTTATCCAAACGCAGGGGTAAAATCGCAAGCCGTCAGGGGCTATGGGTACGTTTACGGGAATGTGTCAGGCTCTGACCCAGCCTACGCTGGTGGCGAGGTTCACACAAACAGGGATAGTAAAAGCTGGTGGATAAAAAAAGCCGTTGTAATCGACGATAGCACCCTAAGCCCTGCTTCAGCAGCATATAAAACAATTATCGCGAACATGGATATACAAACATGCGGTATGGCAATATCTCAAGAATCTCAGTATGGAACTGGATCATCTTTTATTGATAATCTAATACAAGATATGATGGCTGGAGCTGGGGATTCTGACCCTGTTTACTGCTATAGATTGGCCGGTTATGAAAATAGAATTGAAGGTGGATATATTGAGACGCGTGATTCAAGTATGGATTTTTTGATCAAACTCGACTCTACAGCAGACAACAATGTTGTTCGTCCGTTTTATCATGACAACACCGAATCCAAAATTCTATCTGACTTAGGAACGAAAAACTCCGTTGCTTATTTTGCAGGTAGTGTAGGCAATAAAAACCTGCGAGATTATTACAACAAAAAACCACTATCTATCTCTGCTCAATTCTATTGGAATGGGTCTGCATTTATCGTTGTTAGTGACTATTTAACCGCTTCTAATTTTGCGCGAACTGGAGTCGGAGATTATACTATAACACTCCCCGCTACAATGCCTACGTATTCCGTGTCAATTTCACTCGACACAAATGCAAGCGGGCACATGGGTGGCTGGTCAATGTTATCTAGGTCCAGCTCAAACATGCGCATCGTTTTCTATGCGCAAAACGGCGCAACATCAACACAAGTTGATCCGCGATCAATTGATATATGTATAACTCAGATCAAGACATGATCGATACTGCTTAAAATTTAACAGTCAAGGATATTACTATGCCAAACAATGATGTAGGTAGCCAACTTGAAGAGTTGTTTGGTTTATTCACCCAACAACTACTCAATGAGGTTAAGGTAGCGGTAGCTGAAGGGCTACCAATACCTGCTGCCGATAAAGCAGCAATTATTCGTTTTCTTCAAATTAACAACATGGCGTACACCCCTGGCGATACTGACGCGCTCACCGCTTTACGTGAGCAGTTGGTTGAGAAAGGGGCACGCACAGGTTCCGCCTTAGCTGCTGTCAAAGAGTCTGAGGCGGATATATTAAGACTCTATAGTGGTGTTATACAATGACCCCTGAGGAACGCATTCAGAAAGCAATACTAGTTAAGGAGCTGTACCCCCGGTTCGTGGACTTCTGTGAGTACGTGATGACGTTCCTTAACTTCAAGATGACGTGGATGCAGCGGGATATAGCTAACTTTATGCAAGACTGCCCTGAGCTGGCGATGGTGTCAGCTCAGCGTGGTGAGGCTAAAAGTACTATTGCGTGTATCTTCGCGGTATGGACTTTGATACAAGACCCCAGTAAACGGGTTATGCTAGTATCAGGCGGTGAGGATAAGGCCGCCGAAAACGGTACGCTCATCTATCGGATTATTAAACGTATGCCGTTAGTTGATTACCTAACACCTGATGGTACCGCAGGGGATAAAACATCCCTCCTAGAATTCGATGTACACTGGGTATTGAAGGGTATCAACAAATCTGCATCTGTGGTATGTAAAGGTATTACCGCAGGTATCGCGGGGTATCGGGCTGACTTATTGATTCCCGATGACGTAGAGACTAATAAGAATGGTTTAACAGCTAAGCAGCGCGAGACCTTAGAGCATCTGACTAAAGAGTTCTCAGCTATCTGTGCTGATAAAGGTAGCCGTATTCTGTACCTAGGTACGCCTCAAACTAAGGAATCCATTTACAACAACCTACCAGCACGTGGTTACACTGTACGTATCTGGCCTGGGCGGTTCCCTACGTTAGAGGAAATGGAACACTACGGCGAGCACTTAGCTCCTGCTGTTGTTGAGCGTATGCAAGTCCTAGGTGATCGCTGCCAGTCTGGTGGTGGTTTAACTGGTCAACGTGGTTGGGTTAGTGACCCTGAACGTTATGATGAGGAAGCCGCACAAGGTAAGGAATTAGAAGGTGGTCCAGAGTATTACCAACTTCAATACATGTTAGATACATCCTTAATGGATGCGGCACGGCAACAGCTACGCTTACGTGACTTAATTGTAGCCGATTTAACCGCTGAGCATGTACCTGAGGTAGTTGGTTGGGCCGCTGAGCCTAGACTGCGTTTAGAGTTCGATGCTTCATTCCCCGTATCTAAACCTGAGCTGTACCGCCCTGGCTTTATGTCCGATAAGTTTGTACCGTTAAACCAGATTACAATGACGGTTGATCCCGCTGGTGACGGTGGTGATGAACTTGCGTTCTCTATTGGCGGTAATATAGGGCCGTACATACACTTAATCGGTGTTGGTGGTTTGCGCGGGGGTCTATCAGATGACAATTTAGAGCGTCTAGCTGAGCTTGTACTAGCGTTTAACGTTAAGCAGGTACACATTGAAGACAACATGGGTGCGGGTGTAGTCGGTAAACTAGTACTTAATTACTTCCTAGGTGCTGGTGAGAACGGTAGGCAACGTGTACCAGGTGTTGGCGTCTCTGACATACACTCGTCGGGTCAGAAAGAGAAGCGTATTATTGATACGTTACGCCCTGTTATCCAACGCCATCGCTTGATAGTGCACCGTAAAGCTTTAGATATGGACTTAGAGTACCTAAAACAGTACCCTATGGACAAACGTGTTACCCGTTCGCTGTTTCATCAGATGCACAACATCACTACCGACCGGAGTTGCCTTAATAAAGATGATCGGTTGGACTCCTTAGAAATGCTGGTACGTATCTTATCGCCTAATTTAGTACTAGACGAGGACAAATGCCAACGTGCTAGGGCTAAAGCGGAGGCATTAGCCTTCATTAAAGACCCAATGGGTACTGGAAGAGTACCTGTTAATGATAAACGTACCCCTAAAGCGCTAAGACGCAGAGGATTAAGTAGATGATTCATAGTGATGTAGCAGTCGAGACTGCAAAAGCTGCCCCAATGGTGGGCTATGGTACCCTTTATATTGCTGGTGTTAGTATAGCGGATGTAGTTTCTATTGTTATGTTAGTTTATGGTATTTGTCTAGTTATCATCACTGCGCCTAAGGCGTACAATCAGATCAAATCATGGGTGAAGTCATGGCGATCAAAGCAAGACTAGCTGCTGCTGGGCTGTCCGGGGCATTAGCCCTGGGCGGTTCTGTAGCTTATAAGTACGAAGGTGAGGTGCAGAAGGTCTACGTAGACCCGGTAGGTATCCTTACTGCATGTGTTGGTCATACCAGTACGCGCTTAGCGTTAGGTCAGCACTTCTCTAAGGAGCAATGCACAGAGTTCTTTGTAAAGGACTTACGCACCGCTCAGAAGGCTGTACACCGTTGCGTAGGTACTACCCTCCATAGGGAGACCGAAGCGGCTCTAATCAGCTTCACGTTCAACGTAGGCGAGGGTAACCTATGCAGTAGTACCCTAGCTAAGCTCGCTAAGCAAGGCGACCTAGAGGCAGCCTGTAAGCAGCTACCTAGATGGCGGTACGCTAAGGGTAAGGTACTTCCTGGTTTGATTACACGTAGGCATGAAGAGACTGTTCTTTGTTTGAGAGGTGTTTATGCAGGCTAGACTAGTACTGGTGCTTGTGTTTATCATCATGCTTTTAGTTAGCGCTGGAAGCCTTTACCTGCTGATACAGGCACGATCTGAACTGTCTGAGGCCAAGGGTACTATAGTAGAGCTAAAAGCGACTGCTGCAGCGTACCGGGCCTCTCAGGTGTATGTGCAAGAGGTAGTTCAAGAAGCTAACGTGCAAAGGCAGGAGATAAATCATGGCATCGCAGCTAACCAAGCTTGGGC